GAAAAGTTTATATATAATAATGATAAAACTTATAAATTATATAACACTCAATCTAAATAATTTATAGACAGATTCATAGCCTGTCGATTTAATAATATTATGGAGCTGTGGTAAAGAGAGCATTTTATGTTCTCTTTTAATATTTATGTATATGGATACCAAATTTACATACATATATTTTCTTCATAACGGAAATAATATTCCTTTCTATATAGGAAAATCAATCAATAAAAATCTTCATAGATCATATCAACATAAAAAAACTTATGGAAAAAATACTATATTAGAAATAGTAGATATAGTTGAAACTAAAAATTGGAAATTTTGGGAATCGTATTGGATTGAACAATTTAAACAATGGGGATTTGATTTAAAAAATAAAAATAATGGTGGTGGAGGACCGTTGAAATATTCTGAACATTCTAAACAATTAAAAAGTAAATCAATGAAAAAAGTTTGGGATGAAGGTAAATTCAATAGAAATTGGAGTAAACCAATTCTTTATATTCCTACAGGAAAAATATATCCTACTATAAAATCAGCTAAAATAGATTTATCTATATCGTGGCCTAAAATATATTCTTATTTAAAAACTCAAGAAATATTTAAATATGTTTAATTCTCTATTTGGAAAATTAAAATAAATTTATTATTTTTATAGCAATGAACATATTTTATATAAATCACGACCCGATAATAGCAGCGCGTGAATTAGCCGATGATCATATTCGTAAAATGCAAATTGAATCAGCGCAAATGTGTAGTACAACTCATTGGGAGACTGGAACACAAGCACCTTATAAACGTGCTCATTGGAACCATCCATCAACTAAATGGACAAGACAATCAATACAGCATTATGATTGGTTAGTACAACATGGATTAGAAATATGTAATGAATTTATTAAACGTTATGGTAAACGTCATAAAACACAAGATGTATTAGAATGGTTACAAATTAATAAACCTAACATACCTGATAAAGGATTTACTCCTCCTCCGCAATGTATGCCTGACGAATATAAAAATTTGGATACTGTAAAAGCTTATCATACATTTTATATAGAGGATAAAATTAAAATTAAAAAATTAAATTGGAATAAACTAAATAACCAACCAGAATGGATAAAAAAATCGTAATCATTGGTGCCGGTGTAGCAGGTATAAACGCTGCTACTAAATTAGTAGATAATGGATATCCGGGTGAACTAATAACAATAATAGATGCTGGGAAAGATCCTTATCTTCGCCCTAAAGACGAAGTTATGAAAGGTTTCGCAGGAGCTGGACTTTTCTCTGATGGTAAATGGAGTTATCTTCATAATGCTGTAGGAGGACAATTAGCTAAGTATATGGGTGAAGAAAAAGCAGACCAAACATTAGAAGAAGCATGGAAATATATTCTTCGTTTCCACCCAGACCCTTCAAAAATAATGTTTTCTAAACCTACAGAAGAACCAAATTTTATCAAACCATATTTTAATTTAAGAATGGCACCCGCCTACCATGTAGGTACAAATTATTTACATGATATGGGTAAAAAATGGTATGATTGGTTAGTTGAAAAAGGTATTAATTTTTGTTGGGATTGTGAAGTAAGAGATATTGATTTTGAAAATCAACTTGTTAGATTTTGTTTTTTAAAAACCACTATCCAAGCAGAAGTTAATATAGAATTTGATAAACTTATTTATGGTACTGGTAAATCAGGTATAGATTTAACTCAAAAACTTATTGATAAATATAGTCTTAAAAAAGAACCAAAATCAGTCCAACTTGGTGTCCGTATGGAATTACCTCAAAAATATATGCAGCCTATAGTTGATATAGCTTATGATTTTAAATTATATAAACGTCATAATGATAAAATATCTTCTCGTTCTTTTTGTAGTAATAATTTTGCAGCGTATGTAGCTGAAGAAGTAACATATAATATGAAGTCATATAATGGTCATTCTTATAAACAAGAAGACATGATCAATAACATGACTAATTTTGGTATTATTATGGAAATAAAAGGAATAAATAATCCATTCCAGTTCCAAAAAGATATAGTGGCTAAATGTCAAATTGATGGAAAAGGAATTCATTATTCACCTAATTTTACTCGAAAACCATCATTAACTGCAGAAGGTAAAGAAATGAATGTTTTTAGTGTAGGAAATTTAGATTTATTTAAAGAAATATATGGTGAATATGCTGAATACATTATTAGTTATATTGAGGATTTAAATAAAGTATTTAATTTTAATAATGATTATTCGCTTTATATACCTGAAGTAAAATTCCTTAGTGAAGAAGTATTAGTAAATTATGATAATTTATCATTAGTGGACTATCCTAATATACATTTTGTTGGGGATAGTTTATCTTCTAGAGGTATAGCTGTTAGTGCTGCCCAAGGAGTATACAGTGTACGTAATTTAGTAAAATAATTTTAATAGGAGTGTGGTCTGATGGGAAGTTAATATATTTATTATCATGACATATATTTACATTCTTGAAAAAGATTACACTCCTTTTTATGTAGGTAAAACAAAACATCCTATTCGTCGAAAACATAAACACTACCAAACATATGGAAATAATATCGAAATGATTATAGTAGATGAAGTTGAAGATTGGAAGTATTGGGAATCATATTGGATTGAACAATTTAAACAGTGGGGATTTAATTTATTAAATAAAAATAAAGGTGGAGGTGGTCCTGAAAAATATACTGAAGAGCAAAAACAAACAATGCGAAAACCACGCAAGGAAGGAACAGGAAATAAAATAAGTATCACTCTTAAAAAAAACAACCATACAAAATATTATACTAAAGAAGTTAAAAAACGTATTAGCCAAAATAACAAAAATATACCACGTCCATTTTCAGCTAAACATAAACAAAACATGGGTATATCTAAACGTAAACAAGCTAAATTAGTGTTAATGTTTGATTTAGAAGATAATTTAATTAAAGAGTGGGAAAGTAAAGGACAAGCTGCCGAGTGGATTAAAAAACAAACAGGAAAAACAAGTAATATAACATCTCAAATAAAAGATTGTATATTGGGCCGTCAAAAAACAGCATATGGCTTTAAATGGAAATATAAAAATTAATTAAAAATATGTCAAAACAATCATTAGAAACAAAACGCCTTAAACAGGCCGACGGTACAATAGCGTTTTATTGGAATGGTAAATTGCATAATTGGGATGGCCCAGCTTTTATACCTCAAGGTAATAATAGAAAAGCAGAGTATTATCTTTTTGGAGTAAAACATTCTAAAACAGAATGGGAAGCTAAGAAAAAAGATGTAAATGGTCAACCATTTTATAAAACAGCAGCTGGAAAAGCTTCAGGAAATAGAGTTTAAAACATATATTCACATTAATAAATTTAAGCTTGGCATTGCCAAGCTTTTTTATTATTTTTACGCAAAATTAAGTTATGATAAACACATATGATGATTTAAGCCGTATAGGTAAACAACTCATGATTAGAGAACCTTTTTACGGTATTTTTTTATCTACTTTAAACAAAGTAATTAGAAAAGATATTCCTACAGCTGGGGTTTGTAAACAAAACATTAATTATCAACTAGCAATTAATGAGGAATTTTGGAATAATTTAACCGGAGATAAAAATAAAATAGGATTATTAAAACATGAATTACTTCATATATGTTTTCATCATCTAGCAGAACGAGACAATTATTTAGATCATGAATTACATAATATAGCAGCTGATATTGAAATAAACCAATATATAGAACCAGAATATTACCCAACTGATGATATTTTATTACCTAGTACATTTCCTGAATTAAATTTACCTTTAAAAGCAGGTACTAAAGTATATTATGAATTGTTACAACAAGCAAAACAACAAAATACTAGCCCAACATTAAATAATATGTTGGAAAAATTTGAAATAAATGGGATAATAAATGGTGATGGACTTCATCCAACTTGGAAAGAATTTGATTCATTATCTGAAGCCGATAAAAAATTAATTAAATCACAAATTGATCATCAAATTAAAACTATAATAGAAAATAATGGGAGTAAAAATAGAGGATTTATACCTTCTGAATTAAAATCTTATATTGATAATTTATTTGAAATTAACCCACCATCTTATGATTGGAAATCATATTTTAGGAGATTTTTTAGTATGTCTTCTAAAATATATACTAAAAAAACAAGACGTAAATTAAATAAACGTTTTGAAGAAAATCCCGCTTTAAAAATTAAACCTAAAAAATACACACTAGTAGGAGTTGACACTTCAGGATCTGTTTCAGACACAGACATAATAGAATTTTTTAGTGAAATATACCATATGCATAAAACAGGTATTAATATTGATGTAGCAGAATGTGATGCTGTAATTCATAAAGTTTGGGAATATAAAGGAAAACCACCAGAATTTGTTAAGGGTAGAGGTGGTACAGATATGAATCCTATCATAGAATATTTTAATAAACACAAACAATATAGTAATTTAATTATATTAACGGATGGTTATATAGGTGAAAGAACAGTTAATTCTTTTAAACCAACAATGATAGTACTTAGTCGTAATGGAGCTGATGTGGATGAAACTAAAAAAAGTTGGGGCTATACAATTAAAATACAAGATTAACATTTTGTTTGGCTTTCATTAAAATCAATATTATCTTTAAGAAACAAAATAAAAGTTATGTCAAAAACAAAACAAGTATCTTTAAACGTAAATGAAACTAAAACGTTTCTAAAACACATCATTAACAACAATCGTTACTTACAAAACCAAAACAAACCACCAGTATCTGTAGAGGTGGTGGGTGAATCAGGTATTGGTAAAACATCAACTATTGTTCAATTAGCCGAAGAATTAGATTTACATTTTGTTAAATTAAATCTCGCACAAATTGAGGAATTAGGTGATTTAGTTGGTTTTCCAATTCGTCAATTTGAATTATGTTTAAAAGATGATGATTGTTTATGGATAGATGAACATGCGATTGAAGAATATACCAAAATGGGTTATAAATTTACCGGTAAAAATAGAATGAGCTATTGCCCACCTGAATGGATAAGCGGTAAAAGTTCTGGGGGTATATTATTATTAGATGATTGGAATCGCGCAGATATTAGATTTATACAAGCTGTTATGGAACTAATTGACCGCCAACAATATATTAGTTGGAAACTACCTAAAGATTGGCATATTATACTTACAAGTAACCCAGATAATGGTGAATATTTAGTAAATAGTATAGATAATGCCCAAAAAACACGATTTATATCAGTTGATTTAAAGTTTGATATTAAATGTTGGGGAGAATGGGCTGAAAATAATCAAATAGATAATCGATGCATTAATTTTCTTTTAAAACACCCAGAATTAGTTACTAATAAAATTAATTCAAGAAGTATCACTACATTCTTTAATTCAATATCATCATTAGAATCATTTGATAATACTTTACCTTTAATACAAATGATTGGTGAAGGTAGTGTTGGTGGTGAATTTACAACATTATTCACAATGTTTATTAATAACAGGTTGGATAAAATTATATCTCCCGAAACAATACTAACACATGAAAGTGAAGAATATATTATTAATACATTAAAAGGCATTATTGGTAAAGATAAAAGTTATAGAGCCGATTTAGCGTCGATTATATCAACTCGTATTATTAATTATAGTTTATTTTATAGCAAGGAAAATAAAATTGAAAAATCATTTATTGACCGATTAGCTTTTTTAATGAATGAAGAATTATTTGCAGTTGACCTAAAGTACAATATTGTAAAATCAATTTATAATGGTAATCCAAACCAATTCAAAACATTAACATTAAACAAAACACTTATTAAATTTTTAAGTAAATAAAATTATGGATAATAAAATATATTGTGGTTTATCTTTTAATAACCATAGCAAACCATCTTTATCAGTCAATTATTGGAATGGCCCTGTTAATATAGTACCTTCTGATTATGAAACTCAATATTTAGAATTATATGAAAAATTTAAAAATAATAAACTTAAAAATAATACATCTGTTTATTTAACAAAAATGGCTAATTTACCTTCATATAAATTAAAAAATTATATTGAAGAAAATAAATTAAATGTAAATTTAACTCGCGTATATTCTAAATTAAATGCAATAATAATTGATGATAATTTTATTAAAGAATCTTATTTTAATGGAAAACAACATAACTATTATCTGATAAATGTAGATTATATAAAATCAAAATTCAAAAAATATATAATTTCTAATAATTTTCAAGAACATACACATAATAAAAAAATCGATGCTTTTTTAGTTAGAGAAGAACAAATTAAAGAATGGGCTAAAACCGATCCTAATTTTTTAAAATTATTAGATTTTCCATATATGCATGGAAGAGAATTAATACATGGTCATGGATATAAAAAAGTTCAAGATAATTATGAAGCGTTTTGTAAATTAAAAGAAACAATTGAAAAATACAATCTTGAAATTATATTTGATCACAACATAAATGAAGAAATAAATAAAGATTTAGTTGTAGATACAGATATGTTTCAAAATATACTTAATATGTTAACTAGTACAGATAAAGGAAATATTGAAATAGCTAAAGAAATAATAGCTAATTGTAGCTTAGAAGAATCTAAACCATATCTAATATATCTACTCAATCTATTCCCAATATTACGAACAGTAAATAATAATAAAAATTATGATTTTATTCGTAAAAAATTAATTAAAGAAATAGTAGCACCTTGGGTAGGTAGATATCCATTACCATCAACAGATTCATTTATACCAAAATTAATAAATAAAAATCCAAAATTTACACCACAATATATGGATTGTTTTAGAATTCATTTAAACTATTTAATTAAAAAGGACATAATTAAAGAAATAGTAATTATATAATATTTATAATAAACTATATTAATGTCCAAAATAGTATTACTTAGTTGCACTAAATCTAAACTAGACCACAAAGCCCCAGCCCAAGAGTTATATGCCGCATCTCCAATGTTTCAAAAAACATTAGAGTACGGCAAATCTCTTAAACCCGATAAAATGTTTATATTATCTGCTAAACATCATTTAGTACCAATGACTAAAGAATTAGAACCATATGATAAAACATTAAAAGAAATGCCAGCTGATGAAAAAGAAAAGTGGGGTGAAGAAGTAATCAACCAAATGAAATCACATCATATTAATTTAAACAAAGATGAATTTGTTTTTTTAACAGGATCTGAATATATGAAACCATTAGTTAATTATATTCCTAAAGAAAATATTGAAAACCCAATGGGTGGTAAACGAATGGGTGAAAGACTTAAATGGTTAAATAGTCAAATAAATAAACTTACTGAAATATTTAAATATATTAAAACATTAATAAATGAATATATCTCAAAATAAACTAAACGAATATATAACATTATATCTTAATGATATCGATGATTACGGTGATAAATCAGAATTAACTTTAGCTGAAAATATATTATCACCTATTAAAAATCTTTTACTAGAATCCACACAAGATATTAATTCAATATTAAAAGAAATAATATCTAAAACAACACCTGAAAATCAAGAAATAATAGAAGATTTTTTAATTTATGTTGAAAGTTTGGCTTCTTAAAAACCATAACATACATTTATATTATGAGAATTGGATTATGCGGTACAATAAGTGTAGGTAAAACTACTTTAGTAAATGAACTAATTAAATTAGAACAATTTAAAGATTATGAATTTGCTACTGAACGTAGTAAATATCTGCGTGATCAAGGTATCGCTTTAAACACTGACTCTACATTAAAAGGTCAAATTATATTTGCTGCTGAGCGTTCATTAGAATTAATGAAACCCAATATTATAACTGACAGAACAATATATGATGTATGTGCTTTTACTTTAAGTGCTAAATCAATTAGTTGGGATGAAAAAATACATTTTACTAATACAATAATGTATTTAGCTAAAGAATATGATTATATTATTTATGTTTCTCCTGAAGGTGTAGAAATAGAAGATAATGGTGTTCGTGAAACAAATAGTGAATATCGTGATAAAATAGATTACACTATTAAAGAAATGCTTAAAAGATGGCCACCTACTAAATTAATTGAAATTAAGGGTACAGTTGAACAACGAATTGAAACTATTAAGGAAACATTATTTCCATAATATTTATACACAAAACACATGAAAAAATCCGAATTAAAAAATTACATTAAGGAAACAATAGTGACTGAATTAAATGGATCTATTAATCTACCTAAAGCCACTACTAACACTTCAGATATTAAAAAATATACTAGTCAAGGTATAGATGTTAATTTAAAAGAAGAAGATATAGATGAAATTACTATTAATAAACCTTCTAAACATTATATAATAATACCTAATGGAAATGATTTTTATTCTCAGACATCTATATCCGCACCATCTATTCAAGCTGCAAGAAAATCATTAGAAGAAGATGAAATAACATTTACTGATGAAAAATGGCGTAAATTAATAATAATAGAAGGAAAATATATTCAAAACAACCCGATGCATTAATATTACAATAATTTTAAAATATAGTTTATAACACTTGGTATATTCCTTGTGTTATAAACTTTCTCCCACTGTTATGAATGAAGAAGTAAAAAAAATTATAGCCCAAGAATACATAAAATGTGCAACATCACCAGAACATTTTATGAAAAAATATTGCTTTATCCAACACCCACAACGTGGACGTGTTATATTTAACCTATATCCATTTCAGGGTAAAGTATTAAACTTATGGAAAGATAATCCATACTCAATAGTATTAAAATCAAGACAATTAGGTATTTCAACACTAGCAGCGGGTTATTCATTATGGTTAATGTTGTTTCATAAAGATAAAAATATATTATGTTTATCTAAAACACAAGAAACAGCTCGAAACATGGTAACTAAAGTTGCATTTATGTACGATAATTTACCATCATGGCTTAAAGTACCATCTGATGAAAAAAATAAATTATCATTACGTTTATCAAATGGTTCTCAAATTAAAGCCAAATCATCCAATAGTGATGCTGCACGTTCAGAAGCAGTATCTTTACTAATAGTAGATGAGGCAGCGTTCATTGAAAATATTGATGAAACATGGGCATCTGCACAACAAACCCTAGCAACAGGTGGTGGAGCCATTGTTTTATCCACTCCTTACGGTACAGGTAATTGGTTCCATAAAACATGGGTATCAGCCGAAAATGCTGAAAACGATTTTTTACCAATCAGGTTACCTTGGTATGTTCACCCTGAACGAGATGAAGCATGGAGAAAAAAACAAGATGAATTATTAGGTGATCCTAAATTAGCAGCTCAAGAATGTGATTGCGATTTTAATACATCAGGTGATGTAGTATTTTATTCTGAATGGCTTGATTTTATAAAAGAAACTACAATACAAGAACCAGTAGAACGTAGAGGCGCTGATAAAAATCTATGGATATGGGAACAACCAGATTATTCAAGAGATTATATGGTTGTAGCCGACGTTGCTAGAGGAGATGGTAAAGACTTTTCAGCATGTCATGTTATAGATATTACTTCAAATACACAAGTAGCAGAATATAAAGGACAATTACCTCCAAAAGATTTTGGATTTTTCTTAGTTGGTATAGCTACAGAATATAATCAAGCTTTACTTGTGATTGAGAACGCCTCTATCGGTTGGGCAACAATCGATGCTGTTTTAGAAAGAGGATATAATAATCTTTATTATTCTCCTAAATCAGACGCGTTAACTGTCGACTCATACTTTAACAAATATGAAAATAATGACAATACAGTACCTGGTTTTACAATGTCTCTTAGAACACGTCCTTTAATAATTAATAAACTTAGAGAATATATTGGTGATAGATCTGTAACGATCAAATCTAAACGTTTACTTGAAGAAATGAAAGTATTTATTTGGAAAAACGGTAGAGCAGAAGCACAATCAGGTTACAATGATGATTTAGTAATGCCTTTTGGTGTTGGCATGTATTTAAGAGACACATCATTAAAATTTAGACAACAAAGCCAAGATTTAACTAGAGCTACTTTAAATAATTTTAGTAAATCTACTCCAACACAGCAAGGTGCATATTTCGCAACAGGTCGCGATAATCCTTACTATATAAACAATAAAGTTGGAGGAAAGGAAAATATTAGTTGGCTTTTTTAATATTTATACGTATATTATAAAAATATGGCAGATACAAAAATATTTTCGCGATTAAAACGATTATTTTCAACAGATATAATCATTCGCAACGACGGTGGAAATCAATTAAAAGTTATGGATACTAATACTATCCAACAATCAGGACAATTTGCCACAAACGCATTAGTAGATAGATTTAATAGAATTTATTCTATAAACGCATCATCATTATATGGTGCTCAATTTAATTTAAACTACCAATATTTAAGAACTCAAATATACTCAGATTATGATATTATGGACACAGATGCAATTATAGCATCTGCTTTAGATATTATATCTGAAGAATCTACATTAAAAAACGATATGGGTGAAGTGCTTCAAATTAGAAGCAGTAATGAAGATATACAAAAAACTTTATATAATTTATTTTATGATGTTTTAAATATTGAATTTAACTTAAGCTGGTGGATTAGACAATTATGTAAATATGGTGATTTTTTCCTTAAACTAGAAATATCAGAAAAATTCGGTGTGTATAACGTTATCCCTATTACACCATACCATATTGAAAGAGAAGAAGGATATGATAAAGAAAACCCATTTTCTGTAAGATTTAGATACTCACCTGAAGGATTTTATAGTGGTATATCAGGTTATTATAATGTACCTAACTCATCAACTGATACTCCAGGAGTACATTTTGATAATTACGAGATGGCTCACTTTAGACTATTATCTGATGTTAACTTTTTACCTTATGGTAGATCTTATATTGAGCCTGTTCGTAAACTATTTAAACAATATACATTAATGGAAGATGCGATGTTAATTCATCGTATAGTTCGTTCTCCAGATAAACGTATATTTTATTTGAATATTGGTTCTATCCCACCAAGTGAAGTAGAAAATTTCATGCAGAAAACTATTTCTACAATGAAACGTACTCCATTTATGGATCAACAAACAGGTGATTATAATTTAAAATATAATGTTCAAAACTTATTAGAAGATTATTTTATACCAGTTCGTGGTAATGACCAAACAACTAAAATAGATACATTACCTGGTTTACAATATGATGGTATTAAAGACGTAGAATATTTAAGAGATAAAATATTTGCTGGTTTAAGAATACCTAAAGCATTTATGGGTTATGAAAAAGATTTAACCGGTAAAGCAACGTTAGCCGCTGAAGATATTCGTTTTGCTCGTGGAATTGATAAAATCCAACGTATCGCTTTATCTGAATTATATAAAATAGCATTAGTTCACTTATATACTCAAGGTTATACAGCAGAACAATTAACTAATTTTGAATTATCATTAACTACTCCTTCAATCATTTATGATCAAGAAAGAATAGCATTAATGAAAGAAAAAGTAGATTTAGCTAGATCAATAGCCGAAATAAAAATATTACCTACAGATTGGGTTTATCATAATATATTCCATTTATCTCAAGATCAATATGATGAATATAGAGATTTAGTTCTTGAAGATGCTAAACGTGAATTTAGATTAAATCAGCTTAAAGAAGAAGGTAATGATCCTAAAATAACCGGTAAATCTTATGGTACACCACATGATTTAGCAGCATTATATGGTAAAGGTCGAACATACAGTAATCCAGAAAATGTACCTGTTGGTTATAGTGATGATATAAAATTAGGTCGTCCTGAAGAAAAAGCATCAGATATTAATACTCAAAATAATGCGTTAGGTAAAGATAGATTAGGTACAAATTCTATGAAAAATGATGACCAAGAAAAATATGGTTCACCAAATTATAAAGGTCATTCACCATTAGCTCTTGAAACAGCTCAAATTATTTATTCTAAAAATAAAAGTTTAATTGAAAGTTTAAATAAATCTTCAAAATTTGTAAAAGACGAAGATAATAATGGACTTTTAAATGAAAACCAATTAAAAGATTAATATTTTTTAACATATTTAATATATTTATAAATAAACTCCTGGATGAGAATCAAGCATTCAAAATACCGAAATACAGGCATATTATTTGAACTACTCGTTAGACAAATAACTTCTGATACTTTATCTGGTAAAGAATCAAAAGCAACCCCCATTTTAAAGAAATTTTTTGTTAAAACTGAATTAGGTAAGGAGTATAAATTGTACGAAACTTTACTAAGTAAAAAACATTTATCTGAAGGTAAAGCCGAAATAGTTATTAATACTATTATAGAATCTTCTAGGTCATTGAATAGAAACTCATTAAAAAGACAAAAATATAATCTTATTAAAGAAATTTCTAGTCATTATAATATAGACGAATTTTTTAAAACTAAATTACCTAACTATAAAGCACAAGCAGCTTTATACACTTTATTAGAAATATATAATAGTGAAAACCTATCAAACCCAGACCAAATCATATCTAACAAAATAGCTTTACTTGAAACATTAACTAATAGAATAGTAGATAAAAAACAAGTTGAAGATAATTTATTAGAAGAATTTAAATCATATGATAAAGATGTTCGTATATTAACATATAAAGTATTATTAGAGAAATTTAATGGTAAATATGCTAATTTAAATGAAAATCAAAAAGTAATTTTGAAAGAATTTATTAATTCAATAGATTCTACACCTAAATTAAAAGAGTCTTATAATAATAGAGTTAATGAAATTAAAAATTCATTAATTAAATTAAATAAAAAAGTGACAGATAAAGCTGTTAAAATTAAAATAAATGAAGTTACTAATTTATTAACTGAATTAAACAAAACCGATAAAGTAGGAGATAATGATTTAGTTAATTTGTTACAATATTATGAACTTTTAGAAGAATTAACTAAAATTCATGGATAATAATAAAGATATTAAAGTAGGTGATGTTACCTCATCTGGAGGTACTAAATATACTGTAACAGACATTGACCCTGAAAGAAACCGCATAACTTGGGATATTAAAAAAACCCCAGATTATAGTACTACTTTTAAAAAATTTACTGAATTACGAAATTTTATAAAAAAGTTAAGTGCGTCTTTACCTGATGATCCTAAAATAAAAGAAATAGCTAAACAAACTGTTAAATTATTTAATGCTTTTAGGTATTACTTAAGAACTACTCATCCAAACGAATATGAGAAATTTAAAACTTTAGCTGAGGGTAAAATAAAACAACATTTAACTAAAAAAATTAAAGAAATAAGTGCAACTGGTACTGGTGCTAGTTTTACTCCAGGAAGTGGAGCTCAAATAGCAACACCATTTGCTTTTAATTCAAATAAACACGCTAAAGGCACTAAAAATAAATATTTTTATAAATTAGGATATAAACTAGCTCCACATCAACCAGTAGAAGAATCTAATCCTGGCGCTTCGTTAGGTAAAGGTCCATCAGCTGGAAAATCGGGTGTAAAAAATAGCTATTATACTAAATTAGGATATAAAAATGTTAATCCAAAAAAATTAGCTAAAAATGCTAAATGGGTAGATACAAAATATTTATGGACAGAAAATAATAAATCATCTAATTATATTGATTCATTAAATATCAAAAGCCCAAAACTAAAAAAATTCATTGAAAAACGCATTTCAGAATTCAATGAAATTGAAAATAAAATAGAAGAATTAAATCCATTGTTAAAGCAAGCAAAACAAAAAACAATGGAAGAATATAAACAAAATCCAAATTTCGCTATTATTTATAGTACGGATCTAGCGACAGATTACATGGATGATTTAATTAAAATGTTTAAAAATTAAAATAAAATAAAATGGCAAATATACCAGTAAATGCAATTGGAATATTATTAAGCGGATCATCATCAGTGACTGGTTCATTCGCTGGTTTTACAGTAGCACAAGCTGTTACTTTTACAGGATTAAAAGATGCTAATGGAAATAGTTTAGCAGGAGCAAGTGGATTAACTTTTGCTTCTGGATTTACTGTACCTCTATTTGTGACTAGTGCTTCAATATCATCTGGCGCAATAATATTATACCCTTAAAAAACAATATAAAATGAAAACATTACAAGAACAATATAATCTCATTAGTGAAGGTAAAGGCAGTAAACAAGAGTTTTTAAAACAAGCTCGTTATTTATTTCCTGACCTTATTAATGTTTATAATTCATATAACGATACAATTAATATCTTAAAAGATAAAAGAATATTAAATGAATCAAATGCGGGTTTAGGTATGGTATCTACACATAGTAGACGTGTTGAAGATTGGGTGTCTATATTTCAAGAATCAGTTAAAGCTGAAGAAAAGAAAACATCTAAAGAAGTAACCGATACTCAAAAACATAATTTTGACTATAAAGACGTTAAAAACATCGATAATCTTTACGGTAATGCATTTTTAAACGGTTTCTATGTTGAAATGCAAGATCCAAAAAATCACAAAAAATCAGTTGATGAAGTTAAACAAATTGTAGCTAAAAATTTAGGTAAAGATTTTAATTATTACGCTAAAAATGCTCAATTTGGTATTAAAGGTATTGGATACACAGATGAAGCTCCAGGATTAGGTGAACCTAAAGAACCAAAAGGTAAATACAAATCTAGCGGTTATGGTGATCTACCAAAAAAAAAGCTTAAGGAAAGTTTAAACGAAAATAAAAAAGAAAGAGAATTTATTAAACATCTTGAAGATTTAGCTAAAAAACATGGTTTAATTACTCCTGAGGAAGTTGAAGACGAAGATGCTAAAATACATGATAAAATCATAAATGCTTTATATAACATATATGATAAAAAATTTTATAATAAAGAAACATTTACTGATACTGATTATAAATCAGCTTTAGATATGTTAGCCCATAAAATTAAAAGATCTTTAACTGAAGATAGCCAAGTTAAATTAAAACCTCAAGATATAAAAATTTTGGATGATATACGCAAAAATCACCCAAACGGAATAACACCATCTAATTTCTTTAAAAAATACCCTAATATACCTGCAGCTTACTTATATAAATTTCTTGTAACATTAGCTAAAGAAAAATTACTAAATTTCCAATCAGGTAATAAAATACCTCCACATTCTATAGAAAATTTAATAGATAGCAGAAAAACACAAATAGCGAATGCATTAACACGTCCTGGTCATTTTAATGAAATTACTGTTAATAATCCTAATGATAATTTTAAAGTAGATAAATCATATACTCACTTTGCTTTAGATAAAAAAGATAATAAAATATTAACAGGGTGGGAATATGAAAATACCGATCCTGAAGATATAAAATATTATTCTAAACAAGATTTAATAGATATGGATGTTAAACCATCTGATTATTCTATATTATCTGTAAAAGCATTAAAACAAAAAGGTATTAATCCATTTAGTTGGAGTAGTTGGAAAAAAAATAATGATATAAAAGAAAATACTGAACCAAATAATGATTTCAAAATAGATAAAAAATATGCTCATTTCGCTTTAGATGAAAATGAAGAGGAAGATGATTATCTAGAGTTTTCTGATGGAGAAACTATAGTTTCTATGTTTAAAGATAGAGGTCAATGGGTTGAAGGAAAAGTAATAGATGGAGAAAAACCATACGGCTGGGGAAGTAAAAAATATATGGGATATTTAAAACCTGATCAAATAGCTCAATATTTGAGAAGTGATTATGGTGGTAATTGGAAATCAATATAAATAAAAATAATATGAAACAAGTATTAATAGAAACAATACCATTTAATATATCACCTAAACAACTAACTGAAGGTATTAAAGCCCCATCGGGTAATCCCATGGTTGAAGGTATTTTAGCCACAGCTGAAGTTAAAAACGGGAATGGTAGATTTTACCCTAGAGAAATTTGGGAACGTGAAATTAACAAATATGTAGAAAGTATAAAAGAAAACACAGCTACAGGTGAACTAGATCACCCGGATTCTACTGTTATTTCTTTAAAAAATGTATCTCATATTATTAGAGAACTTTGGTGGGATGGAGATAAAATTATAGGTAAAATAGAAATACTACCAACTACATCAGGAAATATATTAAAAGCACTTATTGAAAATAACGTTAAAGTAGGTGTATCATCTCGTGGTATGGGTAGTTTAAAACCAATAGATGAAAACACAATGGAAGTACAAGATGATTTTGCTTTACTTTGTTGGGATTTTGTTTCAACACCTTCAAACCCAGGTTCATGGATGAATACAGTTAAAGAAGGACTAAATGAAGGACTAAATCCAAAACAAAGCCCATATTTTAAAATAAATTCAATACTTACAGATATATTATGTGCCAACGGCACTTGCCCTATATTCTAAAATCAAGCAATACCACCCTATAGTCTCAGTATTATAGGTTTGATCCTAACCCCGTAAGGTTAGGATTTTTTTTTACTTTTGCGATTTTACGATCCTTCCATATATGTATAAGAGAATATGCAATTCCCTATATTGCATCGCACTAACTAATCTTATTACGCTTCCTTTTATCCCCTAATAAGCGTATTTCCAAAACAAAAATTTGAGGAAAATTATGGCAACAAACAGAGATTTGCTAAAACAAGCCATTGCTGATGCTAAAACAATTAAAGAAACAGCTATCACCAATGCAAAAGCCGCTCTTGAAGAATCATTTGCCCCTTACCTAAGAGAAAAATTAGCTGCTAAACTAGCTGAAATGGACGAAATGGATGAGGAAATGGATGAATCTAAAGAGATGGAAGAAGGTAAAAACCTAAAAGATTCAGGTTACATCAAATCAGCTAAACATCAAGCTATGAAGAACAACCATTACAAAGTTGAAATGGATGAAAACATGGATGAAGAAATGGATGAAAACATGGATGAAAACTATGAGGAAATGGACGAAAACAAAGCTACAAAAGCAACTGAAAAAGAAACAGATTACAGAAAAGTAGCAAGACATCAAGCTATGAAGAATAGCCGTTACAAGACCGAATTAGATGAAACTATGGATGAAGAAATGGATGAAAACTACGACATGGATGAAAACATGGACGAAGCTAAAAATCCAAAAGATTCAGGCTACACTAAAACAGCCAAATATCAAGCCATGAAAAACAGTCATTATGAAACTGAAATGGATGAAACTAAAACCATGGATGAAGAATTAGATGAACTTTTAAGAGAACTAGACATGGACGAAGAAATGGATGAAAACATGGATGAAGTAATCAACGACCCTAAAGGTAACGGCGCTCACGGTAACGTAGCTCCAAATGGCCATTCAGACACTGATCTAATGGAAGCTAAAGGTGAAGATGATGAAGAAGAAATCAACATCGAAGATATGTCTGAAGAAGATCTTAAAGAATTCATTGAAGAAGTAATTCATGAAATGGTTGAAGCTGGTGAATTAGAAGCTGGTCATGAAGGTATGGAAGAAGAACCAGGCTATGAAGGTGAAGAAGGTGAAGAAGAAGTTAAAATGGATGAACTTTTAGACGAACTTAAAAAGAAAAAAACAGAAAAAGAAGAGTCTAAAATGAAAAAAGAAATGGATGAAATGAAAAAAGAATTAGATGAAGCTTACAGAGCATTAGCTCAAGTTAAATCTGATCTTAACGAAGCTAATCTATTAAGTTCAAAACTTCTTTACGTTAACAAAATCTTCAAAGCTAAAAACTTAACTGAATCTCAAAAGGTTAAAGTATTAAATGCTTTTGATAAAGCAAAAAATAAAAATGAAGCTAAATTAGTTTACGAAACAGTATTAGGAAACTTAAACACACAATCAACTAAATCTCCTATGAATGAATCAGTAAGAAGTATCGCTTCAAAAGTTATAACTGGTAATAGTATACAAAATACTAAAAAACCAATCATTGAAGTTAATTCAGCTTTCGCAAGAATGCAACAATTAGCTGGTATTAAAAAGAAATAAATAATAATTTAAAAACTAAAAAACACAATTAAAATGAGTCAAATTCAAACATTACTTGAATCAGCTAGCCCTTACAAATCCCTGCAAAAAGATGCAGCTAGATTAGCTGGTAAATGGGCTAAAACAGGTCTATTAGAAGGCCTAGACGAGACTAACAAAAACAATATGTCTCTTATGCTTGAAAACCAAGCTAAACAATTAGTAACTGAGGTATCATCAACTGGTACAGGTGCTTTCTTTACCCCAGGTCAAGGTGAACAATGGGCTGGTATCGCTTTACCTTTAGTACGTAAAGTGTTCGGCCAAATCGCCGCTAAAGAATTCGTTTCTGTACAACCAATGAACTTACCTTCTGGTCTAGTATTCTTCCTAGATTTCCAATACGGAAATACTAAGAATCCATTCTCTGCTGGTAACTCTTTATATGGTACTAGAAGTGCAGATTCTGGTTCTAAATACCCATTCTCAACATCTGATACTGCAGGTGGTCTTTATGGAACAGGTCGTTTTGCTTATTCTACAAACCAATTCTCATCTTCATTATTAGGTCTATTATCAGGTTCAACTGGTGCTCCAGCTTCTCAATATACTGGTTCAGTTGGTGCTGTAACAAGTTGGGGTGAATTAAACTACGATTCAAACTATTCAGCTTCTTTAGCTGCTGGTAACATCTTAAAAGCTCAAATCTCTACTTCAGTAATGTCTAACTACGATGTAGATGCAGTTCGTGCATTTTATTTAGTATCTGGTTCTGCTACTACTGAAACTGGTGTTAGTGTAATCACAACTGCTGCTAGCTTACCTGCATTTACTAGTGTAAATACTGCTGGTACTATCATCACTTTATACTTTACTGGTTCTGGTGCTGCTTTAGCTGCTACTGGTTCTTATACCCTATACTACAACAAATTAACTAACGATAACCAACGTGGTGATTTTGAAGACACTGCAACTGGTACATTCTCAGTACCAAACGCTGATAGCAACACTTCAATAGTAATACCAGAAATCAACATTGATATGGTATCTAGTGAAATTACAGCTAAAACTAAAAAGTTAAAAGCTGTATGGACTCCTGAGTTCGCTCAAGACTTAAACGCTTACCAAAATATCGATGCTGAAGCTGAATTAACTAATATGTTAAGTGAGTACATTTCAATGGAAATTGATTTAGAAATCTTAGATATGTTAATTGAAGATGCTGCAACAACTGATTACTGGTCAGCTATTAACAACACTTCAGTAACTGCTGCTGGTGGTGTAAGCGCAACTAGCTTAGGTTTCTATAACACACAAGGTCAATGGTTCCAAACACTTGGTACTAAAGTACAAAAAATAAGCAACCGTATTCACCAGTTAACTCTACGTGGTGGTGCTAATTTTATGGTGTTATCTCCAACTATTGCTACTATCATCGAATCAATTCCTGGTTTTGCTTCTAACCACAACGGTGAAGCTGATCAAATGGAATATGCTTTTGGTGTACAAAAAGTTGGTTCATTCAACGGACGTTACCAAGTTTACAAAAATCCATATATGACTGAAAACGTAATATTAATGGGTTATCGTGGTAAACAATTCTTAGAAGCTGGTGCTGTATTTGCTCCATATATTCCATTAATTATGACTCCTCTAGTGTACGATCCTAATACCTTCACTCCACGTAAAGGTCTATTAACTCGTTACGCTAAGAAGATGTTACGTCCTGAATTCTATGCTAAGATCTATGTAAATGGTTTAACTACCCTTTAATCTAGAATAGATAAATTAAATTAAGCCCGGGTTTTCCCGGGCTTTTTTTTACTATTTTATTCATATTTATATTAGAACCAAGTTTTTATAAATGCGAGAACCAAACCGTGAACGTAAAAGTGAAATAAAGTCTATTAATTCTGTTCAACTTAATGAAGAACAAAAAGAAGCCAAACGTTTAATAATAGACAACCAAATTGTTATAGTAACAGGCAGAGCAGGTAGTGGTAAAAGTTTAGTATGTGCTCAATCAGCCTTAGATTTTCTTAAGAAAAAACAAATAAATTGCATATACAATACACGCGCAGCTATTGAGGTGGGTAAAAGTTTAGGTTTCCTTCCAGGAAGTTTAAATGAAAAATTTGATCCTTATATGGAAGCTTTATTGGAAAATCTAAACAAATGTTGTACTGATAAAAACGAAGTATCAAAATTGTTAGAAGATGAAAAAATAAAAGCACTTCCTGTACAATTTATTCGTGGTAAAACAATTGATGATATATTAATTGTAGAAGAAGCACAAAATCTTACCAAGGCCGAAATGTTAGCTATATTAACTCGTTTAGGTAAAACGGGAAAAATCGTGATAAACGGAGATAACGAGCAAACCGACATAAAATCACCTACCGGCGAAATTAACGGCTTAACTTACGCAATTGAGCTATCTAAAAAAATTGAAGAAATTAAATGGATTAAACTTCAAACAAACCATCGTTCAGACCTAGTTGGAAAAATATTAGATTACGAATATGGAAAATAAATTAAAACATATTTATTATAATGCATAAGGGTTCTAAATTAGAACCCTTTTTTTAATATTTATAAATAAAACAACCATGAATGTACCTATTTGGCCTGGATCATCATCATTCACAACAGGTTCTACACCTTTTGGATTTTATGATAATGATACTCAATTTCAAACAGATGCCGATAAAGTAGCTAAATTTTGTGCTCAACGTTTAGGTTATCCTATTCAAGAAGTTGAATTACAAGCTATAAATTTTTATACTGCCTTTGAAGAAGCTGTTACTACTTACGGTAATGAGCTTTATGCTTTCCAAGTAAGAGATAATATGCTTACATTAGAAGGTACTTCCGCTAATAATTCTTTAAATAATGCTTTAATAACACCAAGTTTAGCAAATATAATTAGACTATCAGAACAATATGGTGTAGAATCAGGAGTAGGTGGAAATGTAACTTGGTATAGTGGTTCAATAGCTTTAACATCAAGTATACAAGACTATGACTTAAATGTTTGGGCAGTTTCTCAAAGTATTACTGGTGGAATTGAAATTAAAAGAGTATTTTATTATCCACCACCTGCTGTTAACCAATTATATAATCCACTTTTAGGTGGTATTGGTTTTAGTAATTTAGGTGGTGTACCTGCAGCTGGTGCTTATGGTTTAGGATATGGTACTACAAGTTATTTAATGGTACCTACAAGTTTAACTATACAAGCAGCACAAGCTGTTGAAATGCAAAATACAGTTGCTTTATCAAATTACTCATTTGAATTAATAAATAATAAATTAAGAATATTCCCTATCCCAACAGGAGATGGAGCTGCTTATTTATATTTTCAATATATTTTATTAAACGATAGATTAAATAACGCCATCGTTCAAGCATCTGGTAGTGTTACAAACGCATCAAATGCTCCATACAATAACCCTACCTACTCCCAGATAAACTCTATTGGTCGTCAATGGATATTTGAATACACTTTAGCAATATCAAAAGAAATGTTAGGATATGTAAGAGGAAAATATAGTACTATTCCTATACCTAACTCAAATGTAACACTTAACCAATCAGATTTATTAACTTCTGCTACAGCAACTAAAGATGCTTTAATTCAAAGATTAAGAGAATACTTTGAACAAACATCAAATCAAGCTTTACTTGAAAGAAGAGCAGCTGAATCAGTAGCTAGACTTCAAGAAATTTCTTATGTACCAATGCAAATTTTTATAGGATAATATGATAGGAATATATAAAATAACAAATCCTAATGGGAGAATATATATTGGGCAGTCAACTAATATTGAAGGTAATTTTATTAAAGAATGGAATAGTGGTAAAGAAGCATCTAATACATTAGGATTATCTCAACCTAATATAAATAGTTGCTGTCATGAAAAGACAAAAACCGCTTTTGGATATAAATGGAAATTTAAAAATTAAAATATATGTGCGCTTTATTCGGTTCAGCTAGAGATATTAGCATGTTCAGATACGTGAACAGAGAATTAATGGGAAACATTATTTCTCAAGAGTGTGTTTATTATAAACATAATTTAGTTAAAACATCTGTTAACATATATGGTGAAGCAGCTGAGGGAAGATATTTCCAAGAACCAGTTATTTTAAATTGTTTAATAGAAAGAAAAGACCAAAATTATTCATCTGATGGTATAGGTGTAGATTTCGAATGGGGAAATGATTTCTCATTCCTTATTGATGATTTAACAGATGCTAATTTATACCCTGAAGTTGGAGATATTATTATGTATCAAGAAGGATACTTTGAAAATGTTAAAATAATAACTAACCAACAATTTATGGGTAAAGATCCAAATTATCCATACACTGATTCTTCAGGTAATAACCCATTAAATCCAGGATTAAATTACTTTGGTTACAACACTTCAGTAATTTGCCAAACCAGATATGTACCTCAAGATCTTGTTAACATTGTTAAAGCTAGATTATAATGACTACTCAAGGCAAAACACCCATACCTAAAACCCAAAAAGAAATAAGTATTGGATTACAAACACCTACAGACCCAACAGCAGGTAATCCAAATTATTCATCTACAAACCCAAATGTTAATAGAGCTTTACAAACTTCTTTTAAAGGAGACACTGTAAAACCTTTTAGTATTGGTATTAAAGATATAGATGAGGCTATTTTATATTATTTTCAAAATGTAATACAACCTTTTGTAATACAAAATGGAGAAAGATTACCTGTACCTGTAATATATGGTTCTCCTGAAAGATGGAAATCAATGCAAAAAGATGGTTATTATAGAGATTCTAAAGGAAAAGCAATGTTTCCTTTAATTGTATTTAAAAGAGATTCAATTGATAAAAATAGAACAATAGCTAATAAATTAGACGCGAATTCTCCTCAAAATTTTGGGGTATTTACTAAAAAATATTCAACCAAAGATGCTTATTCTAACTTTAATGTTTTAAACAATAGAACACCTGAAAAAACATACTATGCAACTATAATGCCAGACTACGTTACTATAGAATATAGTTGTACTATATTTACTTATTACGTAGAACAACTAAACAAAATAGTAGAAGCAATTAATTACGCTTCAGACGCATATTGGGGAGATCCAGAAAGATATAAATTCCAAGCTAGAATAGATTCATTTGGTACAATAAGTGAATTAGCAGATTCAGAAGAAAGAGCAGTGAAAAGTACATTTAATATTAAATTATATGGGCATATAATACCTGATATTATTCAAAAAGATTTAAGTGCAATAAAGAAATTTAGAGACAAATCAAAAATAATATTTTCTATCGAAGCTACTTCTAATGATGCTATTCTTACTGGTACTGTTAATCCTGATGGTACAGCTACAGCTCTTAAACAAAAAGAAGCAGAAAGAGCTGTTCAAATAGATCAATCTACATCTAGAGCAACAATAATATAATAATATTTATACAAAAACAAAATAATTAATGGCTAGAGTTAGATTTTTAGATCAAGTACCAGTTAGTGCATACACCATAGAAGGTGGTACAGTAGCAACAACTGCGTCTTATGCTATAAACGCTCTAAGTGCTTCATATGCTTCAGGTAGTACAAGTTCATCTTACGCTTTAACAGCCTCATATGTTGCTGGATTAAATTTATCTCAAATATCAACAGGTAGCATTACAGCCAGTGTTAATGTTGATCCAAATAGTTTATTTTTAATTAAATCTGGAAGTATACCATATATTAATATAAGCAGCAGCGGTAACACAGACGTATATAGTAACCTGTTTATAGTAAGAAACTTCACAACAAAACAACCTATATTAACAGTAAGTCAAAGCATAATTCAGATAGCAACACAATCGTTAGCACCGACAGGAGCAACGGTTGCAGGAACTATATGGTTTACTTCATCTTCTTTTTATGTGGGGTTAGAATAACATAATATTTATACAAAAACAAAACATTAACAATTAAAATACAACAACAATGGCAACAGCACAATGGAGAAAAGTCATAGTTTCAGGTAGTTCAGCTAACTTGTCAAATTTACAAGTAGATGGTTTAACTTCAGGACAAGTAGTAATAGGTGGAGGTTCAGGTAGTAACCTTTCAACAACTGCAATAAATGGTACAGGTAATATTTTAGCAACAACAGGTGCAACAGGTGTAGCAATATCTGGAGCTTTTAGTGGCTCATTTACTGGTGCTATTACAACATCATTATCAAATGCAAGTCAACCTTACTATGTAGCTTATAATACAGCTAGCGGTACATTATCATACGCAGGTACTGGTTCATTTACAGCAGCAACAGCATCATATGTAACTAGTTCTAACGTTTATGGACCTTATGGTTCTAACTCTATATTATCTGCTTCTTATGCTTCAGGTAGTACAAGTGCTTCTTACGCCTCAACTGCTACTTCAGCATCTTACGCCTCAAACGCTACATCAGCATCATACGCTTTAAATGCCACTTCAGCATCATACGCTTTAAATGCTACTTCTGCATCTTATGCTCTTAGTGCTTCATATGCTACAAGTGCATCTTATGCTATATCAACATCTGTTGCTATATCATCTTCATATGCTTTATCAGCTTCATATGCTCCAACAGCTGGTTCTACAATAGCGGCCTTGACTCAAGGTACTGGTATAACAGCATTTACATACAGTGGTTCTGTTGCTCAAACAGTAGCAGTAAGTGGTGCTTCATCATTAAGCACAAACTATATAACGAAATGGACAGGTGCTGCATTTGCAAACTCAAGCATAACAGATAATGGTACAACAGTTTCTGTAGGTGGTGGTAACTTTACAGTAACTACAGCTACTGGTGATACAACAATTGCAGGTAACTTAACAGTAAATGGTACAGCATCATTTATTAACACACAAAATTTATACGTTAAAGACGCATTCATAGTTGTAGCTAGTGGTTCAACAACAGCAACAGACGGTGGTTTTATAGTACAATATAATACTGGTTCTGGTACTAATGGATCTGGTTCAGCATTTTATTTAAGAAATTCAGGTGGCGTTTATGGTAACTATGGTCGTTTCGCAGTAGCATATGATCAAACAGGATCTGTAACTAACGTTACTCCAGATCAATATGTAGTAACAGTATCTTCATCAGCTGGTTCTCCAACAGGTAATCCAGTTTGGGGTGGTGCAACTTATGGATTTGGTAATATGTATGTTAACAGTTCTACAAGTGATATTTATATTTACGCTTAATAAAATATTAATTAGTTATGGGTTTAACAACAGGAAAATTAGTAGTAATAAGTAATCCCCAACCAACTCCAGATGAAACTAAACTAAACATCTCGGAGTTGGTTTTTTTATTAAACATAGTAAAACAATCAACATTTGTAGGAGAACACGTTGAATTAGTTTACAATACAGTATTAAAATTACAAAATCAATATTTAGAACAAAATAAATAAATGTTATGGATATATTCTCAATCGATGTTACATTAAATGAACTTCTTTTTATTCGTCAAGCTTTAGATATTGTATCAGTATCAGGTAAAGATGCTAAATTTTTAGCTTCACTTCAAATGAAATGTGAAAGTGAAATAGACACTATTCAGCAATTAATACTAGAAGATAACGTTAAAAAACAAGAAGAACTTCAAGCTCTTATAGAAACAGATGCTAAAAAATCTGCATCTGAGAAATAATTTAATATATTTATTATAAACAATATTGTTGGCCTTCGGGAAGTAGGCATATACACGGCATAAGTGTATGTATCTAACCACAATATAAAATAATATTTATATCATGCCATCTTGGAAAAAAGTCATTTTATCTGGCTCATCAGCCAATCTTAATTCATTGACTGTTGACACAAACGTAACAGCAAGTTCATTTACAGGTTCATTTACAGGTTCATTTTTAGGTACAGCTTCATACGCCGTATCCGCATCTTGGGCTCCAGGAGGTACAACGTTCCCTTACACAGGTTCTGCAATCATATCCGGAAGCTTAACGTTAACCGGATCCTTTAACGTAACCGGTTCAACCACACAAACAGGAAACAATAATCTCTTAGGAAACACAACCCTTTCAGGTTCAATCATAATATCGGGTTCGACCACAACACCTGCAACCCCTACAATTAAGGTATACGGTGACATGGAAACAAACGGTGTTATCAAGTTTGATCCTGTTAATAAAAATATAGACAACTCGATATCGGCCTCGTACGTTTACGTTTCTGGCTCAACACAGGATTTATACTTCAGCCAAAACGGTTCAGGGTATTCAAACACTACTCGTTTACGTTGGATTGAAGGTAACTTGTATACCGGTATTTTAAACGGAGGTCTCATCACGAGCCAATCATCCACGGTATATCAGGTGGGTAGCGGTTCGGGTATCATAGTTAACCTAAACGCAAGCACAGGTAGCAACCCTTATCCGACCATACAGTACGTAAACTGGAACCTGGTTACCCAAAGCATAGCTGCACTGTCCGCTTCTTACGACCAACAGTTTGTGGCGATCCAATCAAACGGAACCATATTTGCACAGGGAACCCCTTTTACAGACGGTCAATTCAATACGTTAATCCCTGTTGGTCTTGTATTACACAACAACAACTCTACGATAAATGGAGTAAAAACACAACCGTCTTTAGCATACGGTTGGAAGCAAAGAAGCAGCATATTTACACAGGCGTTCGGTCCCCTTAAGCTGTCTGGATTCACCCTTGCGCCAAGCGGATCTTCTACGGGTTCTCTTGTGGTGGGTAGCGGTACTGCTTTTGCAGACGGTGCGAATTATCCAATAGACCCGAATAACCCATCATATGTAACCGATACAGGAACAAGTGTATCTAAGATATGGAGGTACTATCAATCAGGTTCAAGTAGCAATGGCTGGGTGTATCTTCAAAACGGGGGTGCAGGTTACTCTACGATAGACCCTACACAGTACTCAAACAACGGTACCTTAACCGCCGTTCCGGGTACCGGTCCAGGCAGGAACTGGTCCATACAAAGGGTGTTTTGGTTTCCAAACTCTGTGTCAAAGGCAATAGTCGTTTACTACGGTAACGCTGTGTATCCGAACCAATCATCTGCGTTGGCAAACATAAACATAGAAGCATTTGTAGAGGCTCCAACCACGGCAGCAAATGCGGTATTCTTAGGTTATATTCTGGTGCAAAACAACGCAGACTTTACAAACTCATCAACGTACACCATAGTACCGGGAGGATTGTTCAGGTCGGTGGGAGGTTCAGGTGGAGGTGGCTCCGTGATAACAACAACATTGGCGGGTCTATCCGACGTATCCATATCGGGTCCAACAGACGGTCAAGCACTGGTATACAGCAACGTTTCAACAAAGTGGCAGAACTCAAACAACATAAGCGCATCGATCACAGGTAACGCTGCAACTGCCACAACAGCCTCTTACGTAACGACTGCTCAAACAGCATCTTACGTTCTTAATGCCGTATCTAGTTCATATGCTACTACTGCCTCATACGTAACAGGTTCGATACATACTTCTACTAATCCGGCCCTAAGTGCTTCATACGCATTAACATCTAGCTATTCAAATACTAGTACCACAGCTTCTTACGTAACAGGTTCGATACATACTTCTACTAATCCGGCCCTAAGTGCTTCATACGCATTAACATCTAGCTATTCAAATACTAGTACCAGTGCTTCATATGCCTTAAATAGCACTTCGGCCTCATATGCTTTAACGGCGTCTTATTCAACAACAGCATCGTACGTTAATACTCTAAACCAAAACGTACTGATTACGGGTTCCTTAACCGTAGGTACATCAAGCTTAGGTTCAAACGAAAATACGTTGGTGTTGGGACCTGCCCCTGGTGGTGGTACAGGTGAAGGCGGTCAGTTACTATTACAAGCTACAAATGTTGGAGGATATACTTCAGCATCCATGTTTGATAACTACCAAAACCTGACTCGACTTTTAAGGGGTACTAACGTGAGCAGCGATGCTGTGGTAGCCAGCTGGAACATGGGTACCAAACAGATGCAGTTACCGGCGTATAACAGTCTATCATCGTTTACGGGTTCCTTGGTTGGTTACTTAGGGTTTGATAACAACGGTTATCTACTAACAGTATCAGGTTCAGGCGGTGGTGGTTCAACTTCCCCAGGCGGTTCATCAGGACAGATTCAATACAACAACGGTGGTTCTTTTGGTGGCGTATCTGTATTGACTTTTACAGGTGGTAACCTATACGGTACAGGTTCGTTTACGGGTTCGTTTAACGGAGTTCATACTGGTTCTCTACTGGGTACCGCTTCGTACGCTTCACAGGCATTAACGGCATCTTATAGCAACACAAGTACAAGTGCATCTTATGCTATAAATACTACCTCAGCTTCTTATGCTTCACAAGCATTATCAGCCTCTTATAGCAACACAAGTACAAGTGCATCTTATGCTCTAAACAGTACCTCAGCTTCATATGCTTTAAGTGCTTCTCAAGTTACTAGTGCATCTTATGCTATATCAACATCTGTTGCTATATCATCATCTTATGCTCTAAACAGTACTTCAGCTTCATATGCTTTAAATAGTACTTCAGCATCATATGCTTTATCATCATCTCAAGCATTAACTGCTTCTTATGTAACAACTGCTCAAACAGCATCTTATGTTCTTAATGCAGTAAGTGCTTCTCAAGCATTAACAGCATCTAATACCCCAAATGCTTTAATCACAGCTTCAGTATCTTCAAACACCATAACGTTTACAAAGGGTAACGGTACTACTTTTAACATAACTGTGGCTACGGGTTCAGGTGGTGGTGGAGGCGGTGGTAATATTACAGGTTCTTTTAGTGATTATCCAAATTACATGGTGTTAACTTCAGGTTCTAACGCTGTTACTGATACTCCAAGTGTACAATACATACCTACTCAAAAAGCTTTGTTGGGAGGATATAACGCTATTACTTCTCCATACGGTACTTCTAAACCCTTTGGAGGTATGATATCCACTTTAGACCCCGCAAACATATGGCAATCTGGATATTTTAATGGAACTGCGCTACCTAACGAAACGGCTGCTACCAATCTATTTGCTGGTCAACTGTGTTTTAGAAACAGTAGCGGACAATGGGATTCATCAGATGCAGTAGCAGAACAAGATACTTCAGTAAACATGTTAGGTATTTGTTTAAAAACAGCAACTACGGGTAACACTACTTCGATATTAATCCAAGGTATGTATAGTATAGATTGGTCGGTATCAGGTCTTACAGATTTTTCATCACCAGCTACGGGCATGCCGGTTTACATGGACGAAAGTAATAACGGTCATGCTGGAAACATTACAGACATAACAAATATACTTTCATCGTTTACACCGGGTGAAGTGGTAAGAAAAGTAGGATCTTTATTTTGGTGGGGAAACTCTTTTAGTTCTAACATTGCTGTGGTATACTTTAACCCATCAGACGATTACATAGTATTATAAAAATATAAAAACATGGGAGTAGTAAACGGCATAGATGCAACTTTGGTTTTAGGAACAATCAATGGGGTAAACATCTCGAAGGCAGGAGCTCCAGGTACATCCATTAAAGAAATAAACAATATTCTAGGAACGTCTATAGGTTTAGGTTTTAATGCACCACAAAACTTTTGTTTAACACCCTATGCAAGTTCATTAGATGCTTGTACAAACGGACCTACAGACCCTAATACAGGATTCCTTTATACGTCTCCTTATGACGGTAATTTCTATACCATAACACATGCTACAGCAGGAACACCTTTTAACGGAGGTAATTCTTGGTATTATTACATAGATAAGGGGTTTTCTTTTCAAATAGACACATTAGGAGTACCTTTAAATCAAGTAACTTGTTAAAAACATAAAATATGACAACAAACATTTCCCCAGTAAAATGGAAATATAGCGACACAGTAAACGTAACCAAACTATCAGTTTCTAGTATATCTGATGATTTTAATAGAGCATGTAAAGTATCATGGCAAGTCTTAGACGAATCCGGTGTTGTACACGATAGCGGAGTCATTGCCATAGCAGGAACTAACTACACAAATTGGGACGGTAATAACTCTTACCCAACCACCTATGTAGCAAACCAACTAGGACTTACTTTAGTTTCAGGAAGTGGTAGTATTTAAATTTTTTTAAATATTTATAATAAAAATTAATGGCAAATACATTAAAAAATATATTTAACCCTGGTGTAGACCAAATAGCACAAACTTATACTATTGAATCATGGCATGTATCACAATCAATCGATGCTTTTACAGGCGCTCAAGCTTATGATATAGTCCTATCAGGATCATTTACTTTATCAGGTTCAAGTAGTATAATTGGAAGTTTAAATGTTACTGGTAGTGTTTCATCTTCTTTAGGATTTTATGGTACTTCAAGTTGGGCGGCAAATTCATCTCAATCAACTAGTGCTTCTTATGCTTTAACAGCATCTTATGCTTTATCAAGTGCTGGTGGAGCAGATAAACAAATACAATTCAATAGTGGTTCTACTCTTTCAGGTTCTAGTAATTTCCGATACAATTATAACCTACGTTCCTTTGAAATGGGAGACAATGTAGTAGCCTCAGGAACTGGATCTTTTGCTCAAGGAATAAATACTTCAGCCTCTGGTTTATATTCACATGCTGAAGGATTCACTACTTTAGCTAATGGTTATTCTTCACATGCCGAAGGTTCTTATACAACATCTTCTGGTGGATATTCACATGCTGAAGGATCCAATACTGTATCTCCTGGAGCTAATTCTCATGCTGAAGGATATAGTACAATATCTTCTGGATCATATTCACATGCTGGAGGTATATCTGCTTATACAAGTCATATAAGTGAATGGGCTAGATCTAGTACTCCTTTAGGACAATACGGTATTTTATCACTATCTAACCAAACTTCAGGTACAACTCCTGCAAAACTACTTATTTCATCTAGTTTGGGTTATGATTATTTTACAATTCCTGTAAATACTGCTTATTTTGTAGATGTAACAGTTATGGGAACTGCATTAGACGCGGGAGCAAATGGTATTAGTAGAGTATTTAAAGGAAATGCAGTGATAAAAAATTACGGTGGTACAACAGTATTTGATGGTAGTTCTCTTACATTATCTCCAACAACAGGTGCTGCTACTTCTTTTTCAGCAAGTGCAGCCGCTGATGATATTAATGATATGTTAGCAATATATGTTACAGGTAGTGGTACTTATAATGTAGCTTGGTTCGCTAAAGTAGAATATACAAAATTAAATTATATAAACAGTATTTAAAAATAAATAAAATATGGAAACAAAAGTTTTAACACAAGAAGAATTACAAGAAATTAAAAACATTCAAAAAGAAAAAACATCTTTAATTGAACAATTTGGTATTTTAGAATACAACCTTCAAGATCTTGAACATCAAAAACAAGAATTAAAAGCAAATTTAATTAAACTAAAAGGACAAGAATTTGAAATTAGTTCCAAACTTCAAACAAAATATGGAGTAGGAACAATAAATATGGAGAAAGGAGAGTTCACACCAATTTCCTAGTTTTTTGAATAGTTTTATAATATTTATAACAAAACTACAAACTTAAATTAATTAAAAAACATGGCGACAAATTTAAATTCTCCTGGTGTACTAGCGATAGAAAATGACCAATCATTTATCACCCAACAGCCTGTAACTGTTGGTGCAGCTATTATAGGTCCTACCGTTAAAGGACAAGTAGAAATACCAACAATTGTTACATCTTATAGTGATTATCAAAATACATTTGGTACTACTTTTACTAGTGCTAGCCAAGTGTATACTTATTTTACATCAATTGCCGCTTATAACTACTTTAATAATGGTGGTCAAACATTACTTGTAGCAAGAGTAGTAAGTGGTACATATACATCAGCTACTACAGATTCTAGTTCTGTAGCTGGTCTTTTTATAGCTTCTACAGGTTCAGCAACTACACAATCATTTTCTCTTCAAACCTTATCTAAAGGTAATATAATGAACAACTCAGGTTCAGTAGACCCTAGTGGTTCATTAGTAAGTGGTTCATCAGATAATATCAGATGGCAAGTCGCTAACACTTCATTTACTGCTGGTACTTTTGATTTATTAATTAGAAGAGGTGATGATAATACAAATAACCCAATTATATTAGAAACATGGACTGGTTTATCATTAGATCCATTTGCTCCTAACTACATAGCTAAAGCAATAGGTGATTATACAGTAAACTATAACGCTACTACTAACCAAACTGAAATTTCTGGTTCTTATCCAAACAGAAGCGCCTACGTTAGAATTTCTTCAGTAGATTTACCAACACCTCACTATTTTGATAATAATGGTAATCCTGTATCAGCATTCACTGGTTCTTTACCAGTAAATAACAGTGGTTCATTTGGTAATGCTCAAGGTGTAATAATGACTAATGGTCAATATTATGATCAAATTAGTGATGGTAATAGATCACAAGGTATTCCAAGTGCTAGTTATACAAACATGATTAATTTATTATCAAATTCTGATAACTATAAATTTAATGTTTTATTAACTCCTGGTTTATTTGATAGTTTACAAACATCACAAATAACATCAATTATAAACAACACTCAAAATAGAGGTGATAATATATTTATTTTAGACTTAGTACCATATTCAACTAATACTCCATCAGCTGTAGTATCTCAAGCACAAACAAGAAATACTTCATATGCTACTTCATATTGGCCTTGGTGTTTAGTAGTAGACCCAGATTCAGGTAAAAACGTATGGGTTCCAGCTTCAACTTTAATAGGTGGTGTTTATGCTTATAACGATAGTGTAGGTGAACCTTGGTTTGCTCCAGCAGGTATAAACAGAGGTGGTTTATCTACAGTAATTAGAGCTGCTCAAAAATTATCTCAAAGTAACAGAGATACTTTATATACAGGTAAAGTAAACCCAATTGCAACATTCCCAGGTACTGGAGTTGTAGTATACGGTCAGAAAACATTACAAACAAAAGCAAGTGCTTTAGATAGAGTAAATGTTCGTCGTTTATTAATTGCTCTTAAATCTTATATCTCTCAAGTTGCTCAAAATTTAGTATTCCAACAAAATACAACAGCAACAAGAAACCAATTCTTAAGCCAAGTAAACCCATATTTAACATCAGTTCAACAACGTCAAGGTTTATACGCATTTAAAGTAGTAATGGATGATTCAAATAACACACCAGATGTTATAGATAGAAACCAATTAGTAGGTCAAATTTATATTCAACCAACTAAAACTGCTGAATTCATTTACTTAGATTTTAATATATTACCAACAGGAGTTACTTTCCCTTAATATTAAGGGAAGGTAATTACCTTCTTTAAAGCGATAATATTTATAAACAGAAAATAAATAACAAAACAAAATGGCAGTATTAAACCCAAACGAAATATTCTTTACAGCATTTGAACCTAAACAACAAAACAGGTTTATAATGTATGTTGATGGATTCCCATCATATATAATCAAAGCAGTAAGCGCTGTGACTTTAACTCAAGAAACAATCGCTCTTAACCATATGAACGTTCAACGTTTTGTTAAGGGTAAATCTAAATGGGGTACAATTACAATGACTTTATTTGATCCAATTACTCCTTCTGGTGCTCAATCAGCAATGGAATGGGTACGTTTACATCACGAATCAGTAACTGGTCGTGATGGTTATTCTGATTTCTATAAAAAAGATTTAACTATCGATATTTTAGGTCCTGTAGGTGATATTGTGAGTGAATGGATTATTAAAGGTGCTCTTATTACAGAAGCTAACTTTGGTGAATATAACTGGGATAACGAATCAACTGCTCAAAATATTACAATAACAGTTCAACCTGATTATTGCATTCTTAACTTCTAAGAATACCGTCAAATATTATTCATATTGATTTTTTAAAAGCTCACATTTCTATGTGAGCTTCTTTATTTTTCATATATTTATATATGACACTAAATAATGTTATAAAAAACAATCTATGGACAACAAATTTAATTTTCCAACCGAAATGGTTGAATTACCTTCAAAAGGTTTAGTTTACCCCGAATCAAATCCATTATCTTCAGGCAAAATAGAAATGAAATATATGACTGCCAAAGAAGAAGATATTCTTACAAACCAAAATTATATTAAACAAGGTGTTGTATTAGAAAAATTATTAAAATCTCTAATTGTATCAAAAGTAGATTACGATGATTTAATAATAGGAGATAAAAACGCTGTGTTAGTAGCCGCTCGTATTTTAGGATATGGTAAAGATTATACATTTAAATATAATGGTGAAGATGTAACAATAGACTTAACACAATGCCCATTACGTTACATAGATGAAACTAATATAACCCCAGGTCAAAATTCATTTAAATTTACTTTACCTAATACAGGAACAGAAATAACATATAAAATATTAACTAATAAAGACGAAAAAGCAATTCAAGCTGAATTAGATGGTCTTAGAAAGATTAATAAAAATTTTGTACCTGAATTTTCTACTCGTTTAAAATTTGCTATTACTTCAGTTAATGGAGATTATGATATTAAAACTATTAGAGAATTTGTTGATAATTACTTTTTAGCTAAAGATTCTAAAGCATTTAGAGAACACCTAAATAATACTCAACCAGATATTATATTAAAATCTAAGATAACATTATCAGACGACACCGAGGAGGATGTTGTCGTACCAATTAATACTAACTTTTTTTGGCCTGACGCTTGATTATAGAGTATCTTTTTTCACACAAATACATGAAATAATATTTCATGGTAATGGAGGATATGATTATGACACTATATATAATATGCCTATTTGGTTAAGACAATTTACTTTTAATAAAATTAAAGATTTTTATGAAAAACAAAATAGTCAAAATCAAGACAAAAATATGGAAAAATCAATCCAAACTATGAAAAAAGCAAACGCTGATAAAACTATAACACCCCCAACATATGTCACCAAAGCAAAGGCCTCAAAAAAATGAGGCCTTTTAATATTTATGACAAAATCTAATATAGATGGCCGCATTCGATGATATAAACAAAGCTAAAAAAGCATTAGAAGATCTTTCAAAAGAATATGAAAAACTTACTAATAAGAAAATTCCTACTTTTAATATTAAGGATGATATCAAAGAAGCCAATAATGCTATAACAATAATGAATGATCTTTTAGATAAAACTAAAAGAGAAATGACTTATTTAGAAGATGGTTTTGGAAATATAGAAAATACATTAGTATCTATAGTTCAAGAATTAAAGAAAACCCAAACACCTACTAAAAATGCAACTTCAGCATTTATTGGAATATCTAAAGTAGTAAAAGATCTTAAATATGATCAACAAGAAATAGATATTCTTAATAAAAAACAATTAAATTCTTATAAAACCAAACTATCTAAACTTCAAGAAGAAGTAAAAATAAACGCGGAACGTTTACAAATTGAAAAAGATATGGTTGGAAAATCAGAACAAGAAATTCTAGCTAGTAAAGAACTCACTGAAGATCAAAAATCTATTTTAGTAGGGTTATCAAAAAACTTTGATATTTTTAATGACATAAATAATCTTTTAGATAAAAGAATAAAAGAAGAAAAAGATTATGAAAAAGCTTTAGGTATTACTGGAGCCACTGTTAAATCATTATCTAGTGCTTTATCTAAATTAGGATTTGGTGCTTTAGGTGAAAAATTAGGTATAAACGATGCTTTAGATAAAGCAAAAGCAAAAGCAAAAGACTTAGTTAAAACACTTGGTAACCCAGAAGTTGAAGCTAAAAGAGAAGAATTAATTAATAAAATTACTAAAGAAAGAGGTTTTTTAAGTGATAAACAACTTAAAGCTGGTTTTGGAGGAATAGAACTTAAAAAATCTCAAATAGAACTTGAAAAAATAAATGCCGAGTGGGGTAATAAAACTCTTAAAACTCAAATCTCTACAAACGATAGATTAGGTATAGCCAAAGATCTAGTTAAGGATTTAGGAACAAATCTAATAGAAAATATTCTAGACCCAGAATTACTCATAGTTAAAGCATTTGAATTATTCATAGATGCTCTTAAAATATCAGACAATTCAGCAGGTAATCTAGCTAAATCATTTAATTTAAGCTATCAAGAAGCAGTTGCGTTAAATGGAAAATTAAACGAAACTGCAAATTTATCATTAGATGCCGCTATTAATACTAAAGGACTTAATGAGAGTTTAATTGCTGTAGGAAAATCATTAGGATCTAATGCTCAATTAAATACTAAAGATTTAATAACATTCACTAAATTAAGAGAACAAGCAGGTTACACTAATGATGAGTTAATTGATATACAAAAATTATCTTTAATAAACAATAAAACATTAGAAGATAATACAGCATCAATTTTAGGAGGAGCTAAAGCATATGCTTCTCAAAATAAATTAGTTGTAAATGAAAAAGATATTTTAAGAGAAGTTGGTAAAACAAGTGCAGCTGTTAAATTATCTCTAGGAGGAAGTGCGGATGAATTAGCTAGATCAGTAATACAAGCTAAACAATTTGGATTAACATTAGCACAAGCTGATCATATATCTTCAAGTTTGTTAGATTTTGAATCATCAATTTCAAATGAACTTGAAGCAGAATTAATAACTGGTAAAAATCTTAATCTTGAAAAAGCAAGACAATTAGCATTAAATAATGATATAGCGGGAGCAGCAGCTGAAGTAGCAAAACAAGTAGGTACATCTGTTGATTTTGCTAAAATGAATAGAATACAACAAGAATCTATAGCTAAAGCTGCTGGTTTAACTAGAGAAGAATTAGCTCAATCATTAATGGATAGAGAAGCATTAGCTAAATTATCTGAGGTAGAAGGTAAAACTGCTCAAGAAAGATTTAATAATTTAGTTAAACAAGTAGGTTTAGAAGAAGCTAAAAAACGTTTAGGTAATGAACAATTGGCTAATCAATTTGCTCAACAATCTATTCAAGAAAGATTTAATAATAGAGTAGATAAATTAAAAGATATATTTGTAAGTATAGCTGAACCAGTTTTAGCTATAGTAAGTCCACTTATGGATTTAATAAATACAATATTACCAGCTATTAATGTTTTATTACAACCAATAATTAATGATTTAAAAGCAATAGGAGTAGTTATAAGAGATCTTATATCTGAACCATTAAAAGCACTTAAAGGTATATTTTCTGGTATTATAGATATAATGAATGGAGATATTACAAATGGATTTAAAAAAATAGGAGTATCTTTATTACGTTATGTATTAAGTCCATTTCAAGCACTACTTGATGGAATTGTTACATTAATTAATTCATTTACAACAATACTTAATAAGATTCCTGGAGTAAATATTGGAGAAATAAAAGCCCCAGACTTAACTAATTCTATAGTTGGACCTAATGTAGCAATGGCTGATGGAGGTATAGTAACATCTCCTACTCATGCTTTAGTAGGTGAAGCAGGACCTGAAGCTGTAATACCACTTAATCAATTAATGAATGAATTTAAAGAAATGAAACAAATAACATCTCCTACTCATGCTTTAGTAGGTGAAGCAGGACCTGAAGCTGTAATACCACTTAATCAATTAATGAATGAATTTAAAGAAATGAAACAAATATTAACCGCAATACTAAACAAAGAAGGTACAATAACTTTAAATGGTACAAAAATGGGTACAGCAATGGCTGTAGGTTCATATAAGATTCAATAACTTTTAATATTTATAAACAAAAAACAACATGGGACTATTAAATTTATTAACATCACACGCTTCAAATTTAGGATTTAGCGGAGCAACTCCAACAATAAATCCAGGCGCAACTCAACAATCTAAATTACATGCTGATGGAAATCAACCATCATATTCTTTAAATGGTGCTAATTTCCCAACAGTAAACGCAGCATATAATGAATATATTGATGATGCGCCTAATGCTTTACCTCAACCATCTCAATTAGATTTAAACGGAGCAACACCATCTCAATATATTAATCATCTACCTCATTAATGGCTTTAATTAACCTACAAACTAATTTACGTAATTTAAAATACGGAAATGATAGGATTTATGGAGGTAGTAGTGGACAACCATATATTACTACACCAATTCCTAATGGGACATCTGATGTAGGAAATGCCAATTATGATTTTATATTAAAAGGCGGAATAAACGCTATAACCGATTCAGCTACAGATGTTTTACGTTTAAGTAAAATGTTTACTGATTTAAAAACCCCAAATGGGTTATTTTTTACAACTAAACAAAATTTACTTTCACGTACAGCAGTTCAAACTCAAACATCTGATATATTAAATGGAGGAATTTATACTCCATTATCAACATTAGCTGAAGCTGGTATTGTAGCGTTTGGTAGTCATTTACTTAAACAAGGTAGAAACCCATTTGATGATACTGGTGCTTATGCTACTAATAACTTTAATTTATATGGTCCTTATATAATCAACCAAAAAACTACACAACCATCTGGTGAAGATAGATTAGTTAATCTTTATAATACTTTAATAGTTTCATCAAGCAATGACATTAATATATTATCATATGATGGTGGTCCTGGTTCAGATTTAGGTATAGGAAGTACTAATATTAGATTTGCTGACCAAAGAACAGGTATTAATAATGTTAATGGTAAAGAAATTATAAATGGAACTTACCAAACTACTAGAATGGTTCGTGTATTAAAAAACTGGATTCCATATAATGGTGCTACAAATGCCTATAATTTATTTAATAAAAATAATGATGAAGTAAGTAATTTAAATTCAACAATATATTCAGGAACATATTCTTATGAACCAGGAATATCATATAATGTTTATAAAACAGGTTCATTAGAAACTGATACTACAGTAGCATTTACAAACGATTCTCTTACTTACACTCAAAATCAATTAAATGCTCTTGAAGGTGGTGATTTAAATAAAGATATAAGAGGTTCTCTATCAAGTCCTGGCGCTCCAAAAACTCAAGATTTTAGAGCAATTTTAAGACAAGGATTAATAAGTTCTTCTATTATGTCTAATGCCCCATTGTATAATGTAGCTGAAAATAAAACTATTGAAGGTAGAGTAAATATGGGTGACCCGGGTAATAGTACAAACAAAAATTTAATATCTTACACCAATGGTGGTATATTAAATAGTAATAAAATAGCCCAACCCGTAGATAAAATAACTGCTTTAGCATTGTATTCAAGTACAGCTGTAGATACAAGTGATATAGGTAAAAAAATTACAAATGATCTTGTAAAATTTAGAATAGCATCTATACATAACAATAATCCTTCTCAAAAAACATTTATGCATTTTAGAGCAGCATTAAATAACTTTTCAGACTCATATAACGCAACTTGGAATTCAGCAACATATTTAGGTAGAGGTGAAAATTTTTATACATATAGTAATTTTACACGAACAATATCTTTAAGTTGGACTATAGCAGCCCAATCAAAACAAGAACTTATACCAATATATAAAAAATTAAATTACTTAGCTTCAAACATAGCTCCAGATTATACAAATCTTGGTTATATGACTGGTAATTTAGTACAACTTACTGTAGGTGGATATTTATATGAACAAGTTGGTATTATAACAGGTTTAGTTTACGATATACAAGAAGACACACCTTGGGAAATAGGAATAAATGATGATGCTACTAATTATGATTCAAGTGTAAAAGAATTACCTCATGTTATTAGAGTATCTAGTTTTACATTTATACCAATACAAAACTTTATACCAGCTAAACAATCAGTAAATGGTAATACAGCAGCATCTATTATAGATAATAATGAGTATGGTCCTGAACGTTTTATAGCGTTAAATAATGGAACTATTTATAATAATTATGATTCATAATAAAATATTTTAATATAATTAATAATGAACAGATACCAAAATATACCTAAAACTGTAATAAACAAACGCCCACTTTATAGAACTTCACGTTACCCTGAAGTTCCTTTAAGTTCGGATGATATTTACGTTTATACAACACAAGGTGATAGATTTGATATTTTAGCAAATCAATATTATGGTGACAGTTCATTATGGTGGATAATATCTATAGCTAATACAGGAACCGCAGGTACATCTAGTCCTTCAGACTTACCACAAAATTCTCTAGTAATACCTGAAGGAATACAAATTAGAATACCAGCATATCCACAATCAACCATAAATGATTTTAACTCAATAAACCAATAAAGTTATGAATATAGTAGGAGAAAGTTTTCCTCAACCTATAGTAGACCAAATAAATACTCGTCAAAAGAAAAAAGGAACACCCAACAGGGACCCTGAACTTCTTACTTGGATGAATTCAAATACAGGGTGGGTTAGATTAATATCTTCAGTAGATGTTGATCCTACACGTTATGCTTTTAAAAATGCTCCTTTACAAAATGCTCAATTAATAAATTCTGATTTAGCTAGACAATATATTCTATTTGGAGGTGTTTCAGATGGGATAGGTAAAGCAGGATTACGTTCTGGAATAGCTACTGATAAGTCAATACATAATAATAATGCTTATGGTTTAGGTGGATCTGAAGAATTTGGTTTAGTTCCTATGCCTGGTATTACTTCATTTAATATTAAAACAGAAAATAAAGGTTCACTTAAAACAGCCACTATTGGGATCAAAGCTTATAATAGAACACAATTCGATATTATAAATACATTATATTTAAGTTTAGGTTATTCCGTTTTAATAGAATGGGGTAATACAATGTATTATGATAATGATATAAATAAACCATTAGAAACAAATAATCCATATAATTTAGTTGAAGAATTTTTAGGTTTAAATAAACTTAAAGGAGTATATAAATGGGATGCTATACTTCCTAAAATTCAAGAATATCGTTTAAAGTCATGTGGTAACTATGATGCTGCTTTAGGTAAAGTAGTTAACTTTTCTTGGACATTAGATCGAGATTTAAGTTATAATATTACACTTACTGTTAGGACAATAGGAGATATAATTGAATCTCTTAAAGTAAATATACTAACTGGAAATATAAAATTACAAATTACTCCTCCAAAATCAACTAGCACTACTCCTACAGAACAAAACCCTGTAGCTAACTTTGCTAATTCAAGCGATATTGGAACCATGATGTATAATATTCAACTTGATTTAGATAAAAAATCAGATTCAAATACTCCTACAGGTGTTAGTGTTTTAAAATTTACCAAAATAACACAAGCAATAAAACAAACATATGATGAAACTAAAAATGGAAACCAATATTATATTAGGTTAGGTTGGTTTTTAGAAATATTGCAAAATAGTATCATACCTGATGTTAAAAACGGAAATGTTAATACAAAATATATAACATTTGATACTGACATAGAATCAAATTTAATATCATTATATAGTAGACAACTAAGCGCTGACCCATCAGTATGTTTATTTAATACTAAATATACATTAAATAATGGAGAACAAGTAGAAATTTTAAATTATGGTGAACAGTTTAAATTTTATGATCCTGATATAAAATGTTATTATGGGAAATTTATGAATGTATATTTTAATATGAATTACATTGTAAGTTCTTTAACAAAATTAATAGACAATGAAGGTAAAATAATATTAATAGATTTTTTAAAACAACTTAGCTCTGATTTTTGTAAAGTTACAGGAAACTATAATAAAATTGAACCAACAATAAATGAAGAAATAAATAAAATAGTTTTTGTAGATGATGTGCCTATACCAGGATATGAGACATTATTAAAAAAAATAAATCCAACAGGATCATTTAATGATGCTTTTTTTGTATTATATGGATTTAATAAAGCAACTAATAATAATTTAGCAGGTATTGTTAGGGATTTAAGTTTAACTACTACTATTACACCACAATTAGCAAGTTTAATTACTATTGGTGCTCAAGCTAATGGTTATATAACAGGTCAAGATTCAACATCATTATCCACAATAAATCGTGGTTTAACAGATAGAGTTAAACAAGAAATAATAGACCCTATCTCATCATCTGATTTTGATATCAATAAAATTTTAGGGCTTAGTGGGACTGGATTAACTATTAATGCGACTACTCCACCACCATCTTTAGAAACTAAATATGTTAACCAAATTGGAATATTTAATACTTTTATAACTACATTAGGATCAATTAATGGTTCAAAACCAAAATGGGACCAAAATGCTATTGATAATTTTAAAAACATAAATACTCAATTTGCAGAATATGACCAATATGCTCAAACAAGAAATGCTCAATTAAATAATCCATCTGGATATATAGGTTCTCCTACTATAGGATTTTTACCATTTGGTTTAACATTAACTATAGATGGCCTTTCAGGAATGAAAGTATACCAAAAATATACTATGGATACTCATTTTTTACCTTCAAATTATCCTGAATCATTAGAATTCTTAATCAACGGTATAACACATGAGATTAAAGATAATCAATGGATTACAACTATTGAATCATTCGCTGTTCCTAAAAATCCATTTGGAACACAAGATACTCCTATAACATCAGATGGCAGAGTACAAGGTGTTTCTCCAATAGTAAGAGGAAATAATTATCCAGCAGCAAATTCAAAACAATATAGTAATATTAAATTTCAAAATATAGGACAAGGTAACCCATCTGATGATAAAATAAACCCAACTATTCTATCAGATATAAACAAAGCAGCTAAAAATACAGGAATAGTAGTATCTGTTACAACAGCAGTTAGTGGACATCATGATAATCCTCCAAGTCGACATTCTTCAGGTAATGCTGTAGATATAGCTTTAATAGACGGAATACCAGTAAGTCCAAATGCTTCTAATAGAGCAAAAATAGATACTTTTGTAAATGCACTTCAAAGCATAGGGTATTCTAAAAACTTAGAAAATGGAACTTTAAAATCTGTATTAACATTTGGTTTTCCAAATCATAATAATCATATTCACGTATCAAGTCAAGTATAAAAATGTATTACCCATTATCTCAAATAAAAACCAATTTATATACTAATGGTGGAGAATATACTTATATCTCATCTGGTGAATCATATACTGGATATTATTGGAAAGCATCAGATGGAAAAATATTTTCAGGTAAAACTCCACAAGACACACCTGTAGAAGAATTAACACCTATAACTACTCAAAATTTTAATACATCTTCCAGTAATATATTCTTAAGTATAAATCAAGAAGATACAAATAATACAACATATCTTAATATAAAAAATATATCTGTTAATAATACTATTTATATTCCTCCATATTCATTAACATTACCTACATCTCAAGATTATCAAATCGGAGAATTTACAAGATATTTTTGTAAAAAATCAAACGAAGTAGTTTATATTGAAATTAGTCAAGATACATACAATTTATTACTTAATAAAGACCAACGTATATTATGGCAATTATATACTCCATTTAATATCCCATGGCAAATTACTGGAGATAAACAAATTGTAACTCAAACTAATCAAAATATAGTTGAATTAACAATATTTAAAAACAAATATTATCGTTTTAACGATTATCTTAAAAACGACTATTTAAAGTATTTTAAATAAAACTTGGTTATTTAAGCCTTTTTTATTATCTTTATTGAAAATAAAAGTTTTGTTTTATCTAGTAGAAAATACAGATCAATTACGTTCATTCTATAATAAAGGCTATAAAAAAGCATTTGTTGAAGTAATACCATATAGTGATTTAGTACATCCCATTCTAAATCAAGTTTCATTACTGTATATAAAACCTATAACAGGCGATGATGAAAAAGGATATATATTAAGTGTTGATCATAATGAAACATTACCTGTAAATATAAAACATATAAATCAAATACTTAAACAATTTGATGAAATATATGTTAGGGATAAAAAAACATTTTTATATTATTTCCAAATTAAACAAACAATAGATATATGCCTTTCATCACCCCCATATACACATCCTACAACATCAGTTCATGAATATTTTTATAATATATACCCTTCACGTTTAGATATAAATCGAATTATACCTATAGTTAAACATTATGAAAGATGTGAAAATATGTATAAACAGGTAAAAAATTATATTAGACCTTACGATAATAAACATTTCGATAAACTAATATATTCAATGTTTTATATTGAAAAAAATGGTATAAAAATAGATAAAGATTTATTTAAACAATATTTAAAACCAAACAATGAGTTATTTAATATTAAAGATAGTAAAATATATACCCACTATAATTTACACACAATCACAGGTAGACCTTCTAACGCTTTTAATAATATCAATTTTGCCGCGTTAAATAAAGATAATGGATGCAGAATGGTTTTCATACCTGAAAATGATAAATTTGCCGAAATAGACATCTCAGCATATCATCCAACATTAGCAGCACAATTAATAGGATATAAATTTAATGGTCCAATATATGAGACATTCGCTCAATATGCTCAAATAGACGTTAAAATAGCCAAAGAATTAATGTTTAAACAATTATACGGCGGAGTATATGATTCTTATAAAGACTGGGAATTTTTCGCCAAGATAATCGAGTATACTAATAATATATGGTTACAGTTTGAAAAACAAGGTTATGTTCAAGTACCTAATTCAAGTAAAATATTTTACAAAAATGAGTTGGAAAATATGAACCCGCAAAAACTATTTAATTATATACTTCAAAACTTAGAAACATCAAATAATTCTCGTATTATATGGGATATTATAAAAATATTAAAAGATAAAAATACAAAAATAGTATTATACACTTATGATGCTTTATTATTTGATTGGGACAAAGATGAACAAGACGTAATGGATGCTATAGATGATATATTTAAAAAATACAATCTAAAAATTAAATACAATTATGGAACAAACTACGATTTTGCATAAACTATACAATATTTATTGGGAGGACAATTTTGACCTAATAAATAATACAGATTTGAATAATAGATTATTATGCTCTTTTTCTAGTTTAGAAGGATTAGATATTCTTATAGAAAATATTAAGAGTTCATACACCATAATGTATAATAAAATGTTTGTGCTTTATGTTAAAAGTACAGACGAATATGTTATTACATATAATATAGAACAAGGTAATGTTAATAACATGCCATCTAATACAATACTTGTGCATAGAAAAAAAGAACACAACGTATTATACACTATTAACGCTTTAAATGAACTAATCAAAAAATTAAATGGAGGTGTTGTTAACCCAGCATTCCCTATTGAGTGGCAACATTATCGTAATAGTATATTATTAACTACTCAAAATGAATTAAAACAATTAAATACTAAAATTCATAAAATTATAGAATTATGAATAAAGAATTTCAAAGAAGCTATAGCTAAAGTTATTGAAATAATGAATAATTTTAAAAATAGTTTGGCTATTCAAAAATAGGTTATTATATTGATGTTATATTTAAAATTTTATAGTTTATGGATTTAAATGAAATTAAGAGTCGCTTGAACTCTCTACAACAAGCAAAATCATCTAAAGGCGGCGGTGAAAAGAAAAATGTATTTTTCAAACCAGCTATTGGAAAACAAGTAGTTCGTGTTGTACCAAACAAATACAACAAAAAGAACCCATTTACAGAAGTACTAATACATTATGGTATTGGTAACAAAACAATGATCTCTCCTCAAAACTGGGGTGAAAAAGATCCAATTGTTGAGTTCGCAAAAGAACTTCGTAAAACAGGTGACAAAGAAAATTGGCGTTTAGCTAAAAAATTGGAACCAAAAATGCGAGTGTTTGTTCCTGTAGTAGTACGTGGACAAGAAAGCGAAGGTGTTAAATTATGGAATTTCGGTAAGGAAACTTATATGGATTTCTTAAATTTAGCAGACAATGAAGATATTGGTGATTTCACTGATGTAGCAGAAGGTAGAGACATTACATTAAACACTGTAGGTCCTGAAGTAACAGGTACAGCGTATAATAAAACAACTATTATGCCTCGTACTAAACAAACATCATTAGTTGATGATAAAGTACTTATCAAAAAACTACTTGAAGACCAACCAAACCCAATTGAAACGTTTAAAAAATACTCTTATGAGGAAATGAAACAAGCGCTTCAAGAATGGCTAAACCCAGAAGAAACAGAAACTGAAGAAACTGAAGTTGAAGAAACAGTAATTGAAACTCCTAAAACATCAACTAAGAAAAATTACGAGTTAAAAACACCAGCTAAGAAACAAGCAAGTAAAGCAGATAAATTTAATGCTATATTTGAAGATGAAAATGGAAATGAAGATGAAAATAATGGTGATAACGATGATGATTTGCCATTCTAGATATTAAAATAAGCCCCTCAATAGAGGGGTTTATTTACCTTAAAATAAAAATATAATAATATTATGGCTAAGAAAAAAGATAATACAGCATCGCTGAGTGAAATAGTATCCTCTGAACTTAAATCAAGTTTTGATCTCGACAAATATAAAGAGAAAAAACTTATGAATAACAATGTAAAGTTTAAAGAACAAACATGGATACCATTTTCTCCTGCTCTTCAAGACATTCTATCACTCCCAGGTATTCCTGTAGGACACATCACTATTATTAGAGGTAGGTCAAATACAGGTAAAACAACTACTTCTATTGAAGCAGCAACCGAAGCTCAAAAAATGGGTATATTACCTGTAATCATTATCACAGAAATGAAACATGATTGGAATCACTGGAGAACTATGGGATTCCAGATGGAAGATATAGTTGATGAAGAAACAGGAGAAATAATAGATTATAAAGGTTTCTTTTTATATCGAGACAGAAGTACATTAAATTCAATTGAAGATATAGCTACTTTTATGTTAGATATAATTGATGACCAAAACAAAGGAAAACTACCATATAATCTTTTATTTATATGGGATTCTGTAGGTTCAATACCTTGTAATATGAGTATTGAACAAGGTAAAAATAATCCAATGTGGAATGCAGGAGCAATGGCTACTCAATTTGGAAACTTTATAAACCAAAAAATAATGGTATCCAGAAAAGAATCAAGCCAGTTTACTAATACATTTTTAGTTGTAAATAAAGTTGGAGTACAACCAGCAGAAGTACCTATGGGTCGACCAAAAATGACTAATAAAGGCGGTGACACAATGTATTGGGATGCATCTATAGTACTTACTTTTGGAAACATTACCAACTCAGGAACATCTAAAATAGAAGCTACTAAGGATAAAAAGAAAGTAGAATTCGCATTACGTACTAAAATAGCTTGTGATAAAAATCACGTTAATGGTATTACTACAAAAGGAACTATAGTTAGTACAGTTCATGGTTTTATTAAAGATGATCCCAATGCTATTAACAAGTATAAAAAAGAACATGCTCATGAATGGATAAACATTCTTGGAGAAGGAAAATATGATGTAAATATAGATGAATCAGAATGGAATGAAAAATCAGATATATCTGAAATAGTTGATGAAGAATAATATGAGCAATAAAAAAGATTTACTAAAAATACTTAATAACTTATCAGAAGATACAAATCAAGTTGAAGATAAACATCATGATAGAGTTATTTTAATAGATGGTTTAAACATGTTTCTTAGAAACTTTGCTATGATTAATTTCATAAACGAAGCTGGAAATCATGTCGGTGGACTAGGAGGTTTTTTAAGATCATTAGGGTTCTTAATTAACCAAATTCAACCCACTTCTGTATATATAGTATTCGATGGAGTTGGTTCTTCCATAAACCGGAAGAATCTTCTCCCAGAATACAAATCTGGAAGAAATCTAGTTAGAGTTAATGATAAAGTATTTGATGACATAGAAGAAGAACAAGATTCTAAAATAGATCAAGTTCGAAGATTAATACATTATCTTCGATGTCTTCCTGTTAACACCATTTCTATCGATAAAGTAGAAGCCGATGATATTATCGCGTATTATAGCGATATATTACCGAAAAAATATAACTCTAAAGTATATATTGTATCAAACGATAAAGACTACTTACAACTAATAAATGAAAATGTTACTGTATATCGCCCAGCAGATAAAGAATTTTTTACTAGAGAAACTATTAAAAATAAGTTTGGTATATTAACAGAAAATTTTATTATTTATAAAACATTACTAGGAGATAACTCAGATAAAATACCAGGTGTAAAAGGATTAGGTGAAAAAGGTATATTTAAACGTTTTCCTGAATTAAAAGATCGAGTAGTAGATTTGGAAGACTTATTTGAATTATGTATACTTAAACATAAAGAGCATAATATATATTCTCAAATAATATTTTCTAAAAATAATCTAGAACGAAATTATAAACTTATGGATCTTAAAAATCCATTATTAGACGATAATGAAAAAGCATATTTAGAAGAAATATCAAATCAACCAATACCTGATTTAAATGTAAGTGGTTTTTTAAGATTATATAATGAAGATGGATTAAGCAAAACAATTAAAAATACAGAATATTGGTTAAACAATACATTTAAAATACTAAATAGTTTTAAAAAATAAAGTTATGACAACAACTACATTATCAAATTTATCTCAATATGGGACTGGATTTCAAGTAAAAGTATTATCATCATTATTAACACATAAAGAATTTTTATTAAACATTTATGATGTGTTAAGTGAAGATTATTTTGATTCACAATCACATAAATGGATAATTAAAGAAATACTAAATTACTATACTAAATACCATACTAACCCATCAATGGAAGTATTAAAGGTAGAATTGAAAAAAATAGATAGTGAAGTATTACAAATCTCTATTAAAGAACAACTTAAAGAAGCATATAAAGCCTCAGACGAAGATTTAAAATATGTTGAAGAAGAATTTAGTAATTTTTGTAAAAACCAACAATTAAAAAAAGCATTATTAAATAGTGTAGATTTATTAAATGCTGGTGATTATGATTCTATTAGGGTTTTAGTTGATAATGCTTTAAAAGCAGGTCAAGATAAAAACATAGGCCATGAATATAATAAAGATACTGAATCACGATATAGAGAAGAACATAGAGCAACAGTACCTACACCTTGGGAAGAATTTAATGAATTATTACAAGGTGGATTAGGCAATGGTGATTTTGGATTAATATTTGGTAATCCAGGTGGTGGTAAATCTTGGGTGTTAGTGGCTTTAGGAGGTGCAGCTGTAAAAGCAGGATATAATGTCTTGCATTACACATTAGAATTAGGTTCAGACTATGTTGGAAGAAGATATGACTCATTCTTTACAGGTATAGATGTTAGTAAAATCACTAAATATAAAAATACTGTAGAAGAAGAAGTATCAAAATTATCAGGTAATTTAATTATTAGAGAATATTCACCAGGCAAAGCATCTATATCTACAATAGAGGCTCATATTAAAAAATGTATTGATTTAGATTTCAAACCCGATTTAATTATTATCGATTATGTCGATCTATTGAGATCAAAGAAAAACAATCGTGAACGAAAGGATGAGATAGATGATATTTATGTTAGCACTAAAGGATTAGCAAGAGAATTAAATATTCCAATATGGTCTGTATCTCAAGTTAATAGAACAGGTGCTAAGGAAGACGTAGTAGAAGGAACATCAGCCGCCGGAAGTTATGATAAAATAATGATTTCTGATGTTTGTATATCACTCTCACGTAAAAAAGAAGACAAAGTAAATGGTACCGGTAGATTCCATATTATGAAAAACAGATATGGAGGAGATGGTATGACTTATAATGCTAAAATAAATACATCTAATGGTGAATTTGAAATATTAGGAGAATATGTTAAAGGTGAAAACGATGAAGAATCAGCATCTTCTAATAATAGAAAAATATCATTTGATCAAATAAATACTATGGATAAAAAAGCACTTAAAAATAAATTTTTTGAAATAAACCACTCTTAATATTTAAAATTATGAACATTGAACAAAGCATTCTAAGTGATATAACTGTCTACATGAAGTATGCTAAATTTTTACCTTCCGTTAACCGCAGAGAAACATGGGAAGAATTAGTAGACAGAAACAAAGGAATGCATTTAGAAAAATTCCCCAACCTAAAAAATGAAATCGAAGAAGCATATCAATTTGTATATGATAAAAAAGTTCTTCCGTCGATGCGTTCAATACAGTTCGCAGGAAAACCCGTTAGTATTAATAATGCTCGTATATTTAACTGCTCTTACTTGCCTATTGATGATATCGCTGCTTTTTCAGAAATAATGTTTTTATTATTATCGGGATGTGGAGTAGGATATTCAGTACAAAGACATCATGTTGAAAAATTACCTCAAGTAAGAAAACCATTAAAATCAAAACGTTATCTAGTAGGTGATAGTATTGAAGGATGGGCGGATTCAGTTAAGGTATTAGTAAAAGCATATTTAAAAGGGGGCCCATTACCATTATTTGATTTTAGAGACATTCGTCCTAAAGGAGCTCAACTTATTACAGTAGGTGGTAAAGCACCTGGTCCAGAACCATTAAAAATCGCGCTAGTTCATGTACAAGCAATATTAGATAGAAAACAAGATGGTGAATATTTAACACCACTCGATTGCCATGATATTATCTGTCACTTAGCAGACGCTGTATTGTCTGGTGGTATTCGTAGAGCAGCATTAATAGCATTATTCAATTTGGATGATGAAGATATGTTGACTTGTAAATTTGGAAATTGGTGGGAAGATAATCCACAACGCGGAAGAGCAAATAATACTGCGGTATTAATCAAATCTAAAATTGAAAAAGATACATTCCTTGAATTATGGAAAAAAATTGAATTAAGCAATAGTGGAGAACCAGGATTTATATTCTCAAATGATAAAGATGCTGGAACTAATCCATGTGCTGAAATTAATTTAAAACCAAACCAGTTTTGTAATCTCTGCGAAGTAAACGCTTCTACTGTTGAATCACAGGATGACCTGAATGCGCGTGTGAAAGCAGCAGCTTTCATTGGTACTTTGCAAGCATCATACACAGATTTCCATTACCTAAGAGAAATATGGAAAAAAACAACTGAAAAAGAAGCATTATTAGGAATCGGAATGACCGGTATAGCTTCGGGTGCTGTGTTAAATTATAGTTTAAAAGAAGCCGCTAAAATAGCTGTTGAAGAAAACGCAAGAATAGCCGAAATTATAGGTATTAATAAAGCAGCTCGTATTACAACAGTAAAACCAAGTGGTACTACATCATTAGTATTAGGTACTTCATCTGGTATCCATGCTTGGCATGATGATTTCTATTTAAGAAGAATCCGTATTGGTAAAAACGAAGCATTATATACTCACCTTCTTATTCACCATCCAGAATTACTTGAAGATGATTTCTTTAAACCAAACATACAAGCAATTGTAACAATACCACAAAAAGCACCAGAAAACGCGATTGTACGTCCTACAGAAACAGCTATTGAATTACTAGAACGTATTAAAAAGTTCAATAAAGAATGGATAAAACCCGGACATAGACGCGGTTCTAATATGCATAATGTATCTGCTACGGTAAACATTAAACAAAACGAATGGGAAACTGTAGGAGATTGGTTATGGGATAATAAAGAATATTTTACAGCTTTATCATTCCTGCCGGAAGATTTGGGTACTTATGTTCAAGCTCCTTTCGAAACAATCACCGAAGAACAATTTAATGAACGTGTAACACATTTACATTCATTAGATTTATCAAAAGTAGTTGAATTTGATGATATGACAGCTTTAATGGATCAAGCAGCTTGTGCAGGGCCTGGAGGAAGTTGCGAAATAATATAAAATATATTTAAATATTAATAAAAGATAGGGGACCTTTTAGGTCCCCTTAATATTTATAGGAAAAGGTTATTCAAATTGTTTTTTATTTAACATTTTAAACATTTTTATAACCAAATGAAAAAAATTATTTTATTTATTCTAGTTGCGCTGTTGCCGTTTCTAGTTAAAAGTCAAACAATCCCCGCAGCTCCTGGTACAGGACATTATGTAATTATTGATACTGGGTACAATGTAGGTCCAACCGCAACAGGTACAACTACTGCTACTCTTTATTTCAGAAACAGCACTACTAGTGATAAAATCACAGGTATGCAATTTAGAATATGGTACGATAGTCTAGCATTTAATGGTGCTTCTCCAACAGTATCATTACTTTATAGTTCTGCTAACAAATATATACAATATGTTACTGATACAACTCATGGTAGTATCACTATCACTTTAGTTTATACTGGTAGTAGTTCAACTTATAATTTAGGAGATAGCGCGGCTTTTGCTATTACTTTCACTCACAATACTAATACATCTTTATTCAATACTTTAGATAGTATAAAAACACTAAAAGTATCAGGCGCTCAAACATACACTAATTTAGCGTCTACTGTTTATGGTAATGATACTACATTAACTATTTACAGTTATGGTGGTAGATTTAATCGTCCTTTCCTTCATTATCATGGTCAATTTGTAAATGTTACCGGTACTAACACTAGAAACATAACTGTTTCTTTAGAGAAAAAACCTAAAACAAGTGGTACTTGGGTTAATATAAGTACTCAAACAACAGGTGCTGATGGTAAATTTAATTTTACAACTATATTAGATACTACTTATTGGGCTGCTAGATTAAATATTGAAGGTGATACAATGAATATAGGTAATATTATATCAACAGCCGATGCTCAAAAAATAAATCGTTTTGTACTTGGATTAGACAATCCTCAAGCTTTTGATTTTTACACTTCTGATGTAAACGGAGACCATAAAATATCGATTTCAGATGAATATACTGTTTATGGTAGAATAGCAGGTAGATTTAGTACTTGGGTAAATGGTGTTAAAGATGTTTTATTCTTTACCTCAACCGAATATAGTACTATTTCTTCAAACCCAAATACAAATTATACAGCAACTATCTCAGGTACAACAAACGTATTATTTAATATAGTTGGTGGTAGCGTCGATTCAGTAACATATTATGTTGTGGGTGTAGGTGATGCTAATGGTACTGGATTTAAAATGGCTAAACTTACTCCAATTCAAATTATTAATCCCAACAATAACAACTATATAATAGATGAAACTGTTGAGTATTATGTAAATAATTTAAATACAATTGAAGTTAATTTACCTTCATTATCAGTAGATGCAGGTAATTTAGTAAATATACCTATTAAAGTACTTACAAATGGCGAACAAATAGGTTCATTACAGTTAGCTTTAAAATTTGATACTACATTACTTGATTTTAAAGGTGTAATATCTGAGGAAAAAGTAGGTAATTGGATGTCATTTATAAACCCAAACAGTGGAGTAGTTGAATGGGGTGGATTTGATGCTAGTAATAATCAACATCTTTTAAATAATGAAGATCAAGTAGTAACATTACAATTTTTAGCTAAACAACCTAAAGATAATTGGACAACTTCTCCAATATATGTTACTCGTAAATTTGCAGGTAATGCTTTAGCTACTGATTTAAATATTAATCCTACTGATGGTAGAATTGAAGTTATGAGAATGTCTTCACCTGCTATTAATACAGATAATAATATTGCTTCTATTAATGTTTATCCTAATCCAACTAGTGGAGAAGTAGTAATTCATTTTTCTGTTCCTAAAGATGGTAATGTGACAGTTGCTTTTTATGATGTTAACGGAAAGAAAAAATACACAGTAATACAAACCACAATGCCTAAAGGTGTTTATGCTTACAAAGCAAATATAGATGGATTAGCTAAAGGAGCATATAACGTTGTAATAACAACAAATGAATCATCAGCTTACAATAAAACAATTTTAAACTAAAACAAAACAAATTATGTCAGAAGAAACAAAAACAACCGACGGGGGTTGGTCAGGTCTAAAGAAAACATTAATAGGTACACTTACAACAGTTATCGCTGGTGCTGGTGTTTGGGTAAGTTCATTTTTGGGTGGTCATAAAGAAGAACCTAAAGCAGAACCTAAAGCCGCTACTGCTGCCCCTGCTCCAGCTGCTGCTGCTCCTGCCGCTGCTCCTGTGATTATTAATTTATCAAATAATAACACAAACCAACAAAAACAAACAGGTGGTAGTGCAACAGCCTCAGCTGCTACTAAAGAAAAACCAGTTGAGAAAAAAGAAACTAAAAAGAGCGAAACACAAGATGCTCCTTGGTAATTAAAATTAACTCTATGAAAATATTATATGTTATAGCTTTAATGCTGTTACCCTTTATTAGTGTTGCTCAAATCGGTTCTATTAAAACCGAACAATATCATGCCCGCTTTGAAAAAGGAATCTCATTAGATAGTGTTCTTAATTATAAGGACACTGTCAAAATTCCTATTCAATTATTAAAAGTAGGAATCAATTCAGAACTATATGAAATGTATCCTGAATTAAAAGATAAACGTGTTGGTTTGGGTGTAACAAACATTGTAATTGAATTTTTAGAAGAAACCAATCGCTTTGTATTTACTGAAGATAAATTAGAAATCAAAGAAAGAATGATTGCTGAATATAAAGCATCAGCAAAAGGTTTTACTGAAAATAAAATAGATGGTAAAGGTAAAATCAAATTAGCCAAATATTTTGTTTATATCGAAGTATATGACTTTTCAGTATCTGAAGATGAAATAGTAAAAGCTAAAGATGGATCTAAAGTTACTCAAACAACTCGTTTAGGTTTACAAATCAAGTTTGTAGATGCAGAATCAGGAGAAATAATAACTGGTAGTGATATGGGTGAGGCTTCAACTGTAAAAACATCTAATCTTTTAGGTGACATAGATGAAATTAAATTTAATCAATCCACAATAGGTATTTCTACTAAAAAAGCACTTGAATCTGCTTCAGTAAATGTCATTTTAAAATTGATTAAAAAAGGTGTATTTAAAAACTAAAATATTAATCTTATTAGTATTGTTTGGACTGACTTCTTATGGTCAGTCTTTTACATATTCCTATAAAGATCCATGTAATGGTACTTTAAAAACATTAATAATACCAGCAAGCCAAAATACAATATCTGTTACTTACTATAATCAAATACAAACATTTAATATAAACGATTTTTCTAATGGTGTTTTTGATAAGTGGGTATCAAATACTTACAGTCAATATAGCGTTACATCTCCTTGTAGTGGATTAGCATTTACTGCTACTACTAAACAAAACCAAGAACTTACAGCTACATTAACCGGGCTAGTAACCACTTTAACAAACCTAAACTTCCCCGATCCTAATACTCCAGACCCAGGTGAACCCGTTCCTACCCCTGATATTCCTTCAGGTAGTGGTTCTTCAGATGTATTAAGTGGTACAAGTAATAGTGTAACATCATCAAGTGGAGGTGGAAGCGATTCAAAACCATCTTCAAGTTCTAAAGACAAACCAGGAGTATTAAAACCAACAATTGTAGGTAGTTCAGATCTACTTGCTTTTAGCAATACAGATGCTTCTAAAGGTGGTAAAGTATCAGGTGGTTATACTTCTACAAGATGGGATGGTAAAGTATCTCATGGTATAATGTTTGATTATTCAACTAATATCCAAGGTCCTAATATAACTGGATTTTATTCGTTTGCTAAAGGTAAAAGAATGAATTTGATATCAAATACTATTTCTATTGGTTTTAGTGGGAAAGGATTATTTTATAGTACATTAGCTGCTGGTCAACTTAGAAATTATAAAAAAATAAAAATAATAGGTTTATTAGCAGGTACGTATGGAGAAATGTATCAACAAAAACTTATAGGTACTTCTATAATAACTGGTTTGATGTATGATATGAAAGTAGGTAAAAAAATAGCAATAAAATTTACAAATTTGTTTGTATATTCTCCTTACATGCAATATTACAATGATATGTTATTAAAATCACCTTATGTTATTTTACCTTCTATTGGTACAAATTTAAGCTTATCTAAATCATTTAAATTTAATATCAATGCAGGTGGTGCTTATCAAGTTAATAGCGGAGCTCTTAATTATACAATAACAATAGGAACAAGGTTAGCATTATGATAAAATATATTTTAACTATATTATTTACCTTATTTTCTCTAGCACTACTAGGACAAACATTTACTTATTCAGGATACATTTATAATGCTGATGGTAGTGGAGCAGGTAATGTTCCTGTTAAATTATATTCAAGAACCACCACCACCACTGTTGTAAGTAATTTAAATACAAAGATATACTCAACACACAATGGAAACGGTAGCACAAACCAGTACAACCAGTATGCAAGTACTGTAACCGATATGGGTTACTTTTTCAACACAGGATATAGCAACACTAGGTTAAACTGGTCCGGTACTTTACCTGCTACTACCGTGTTAAATTGGGGTACCTGGACTACTCTATATTATGCAGGAGCTAGTGTACCAAATGGAGGAGATTATTTTTCAACCGATGTTACAGCCACCTTTGTACCTAAAGAAACAGGTACATACTATTTTGGTGTTAATTCAGATGATGCTGGTGATATTTTAATAAACGGAAGTCTAGTTGCTTCTTATTATGGTGGTCATGGTATGGGAGGATATCAAATAGGTGGTATTTCTATGACAGCCGGCACATCTTATACCTTTGAAGCAAGACAACAAGAATATGGTGGTGGTGAAGGTTTGGCTGTTGCTTGGAAAAGACCATCTCAATCAACTTATACTTTACAAACAGACGAGATAGGAACTGCTACCACAACTACTTCTGCTTGGTCTTTATATGGGACTTACTACACAGATTCTACAGGTAAGTATACAATAAGTGTACCTACAAATTCTACCTTAAGTTGGCAATTAGAATTTGATGCTTATACTCCCTCTACAACATTACAAATCTCAGATTTTATAGGTATAGACAATGTTATACTTAATAAAACAATATTAAATGGTTTACATTATTATCTATATGATTTAAATAGTACTAACAATATTACAATATCAGATTTGTATTATATAGCAGGTAAAAAAAGTGGTAGATTTTCTACTTGGGGAAATTCATTTACCTCAAGATTATTTACTCCGTCTCAATATACTTCTATAACCTCAACAACATCAAATTTAAAATCTACTTATCCTGGTGTAACTCAAATTTTAATATCACCAGCAACAAGTGGAGGCACTGCAAATTATTATCTAATAGCCCCAGGTTATTCTGGAAAAGTAAATTATTAAAATATGAAAAAATTATTATTCGCTTTAATGTTAATTCCTACTCTATCATTTGGACAATGTGTAAGAGTTGATTCTGTTTGGTGTAACAAAAAAGTTAAACAAATAGGCACCAGAAGTGTTCTTTTAGGTGTAAAACAAATAACTGAAGAAATATTATCAGAAAAATATAAACTTTGTGATTCTAATGCAATTTCGGTTAAAATAGAAATATATAAAATAGGTATGCCTTCAAGCAATTTTAAAATAGCAGGCGCCGGAGAAGCCAAACAAACCACACAAGTTTACACTAGAATGTATTTTGGCGATAAAGTTGTAGAAGGATTAGGTGAATCTGAAACTAAAGCAGGTTACATACTTATTGAATTAAATGACGATAAAATACCATTTAGTAATACAACAATAGGTAATGCATTAAAGAAATCAATACTCGATGCTTCCGGAAAATTATAATATTTATAACAAACAAAAACAAAACAGATTATGAACTTTAAACAATGGATTATTGATCTTTTCAAAGATGAAAGAGGATCAACATCAGTAAAACCAGTAGTGGCCGTGATTGGCACTTTATTTCTTTGCGTAACTATGACATTAAACAGTTACACACATGAAGAATTTAAACCAGCTCCAGAATTAGTAAACGCTGTATTAGTTATAACAGCAATTGGTATGGGTGCTGATACTTTAGATAAATTCACTACAAAGAAACCAGACCCAATTACTCCAGCTGCTCCTGCTGAAACACCAACCCCAGAAGAAACATCAACAGAAGCGTAAATGATAAAACTAACCAGTATCTTAAAGAGTATAGCAAATAAATCAACACTTAATGAGTGTGTTGTAGCAGCTATTAAACTCGGTAATGACAAAATTTTAGCTAAAAATAGAGATCGCGCTTATGATCCTACTATTAAAATTATTCATGAGTTAATAGACGATATAGAAGTTTGTTATCTATATGATGAAATTACCGATTACTCTGAAGGTATGAATGAGTATGGTATAGGTATTATAAATGCTTCATTAATGGTGGCTGAAGATGAAGCTCAAGGCACTATGCAAAGTAGTGAAAAAAATGATAAGAAAAAAACAGCTTCTCCATCATATGATGGTATGAAAATAAGACACGCCTTAGCTAACAAAAAATTATCTAAGGCGGTTCGTTCTATAGTATCATACCAAGGTGAAGACCCAAAAGAAGTAGGTATTAAAGGTGAAACTATAGTTTCTAATCCTAAATATACCTTTATCGTTGAACTTACAAGTAAACATTTACCTGTAATTACAAAAATGAAACCTGACACTAAAGTAGTAGTACGAACAAATCATGGAATACACTATAAAGATGCAGGTTACACTAGTGGACCTAAAAGAGCATCATCTATTTCTAGAAAAGAAATAGCTCAAAAAGAGTTAGAAGACATAAAAAATGAAAATGAAATTCTTCCTGTATTGTCTAAATCTATAACAACAGATAATTACAATAATCCTTATAGAACAGATAATAAATATGGAATGAATACAACATCACAAATTAAAATGAATCTAACTCAACTTACTTTTGAACTAGATTATGATGATGAACACAGCAAATTTGAAGGATACGAAAATAAACTCCCAGAAGGATATGAGCCTAAAATAAAGGTAAGATTTAAACAAACAGAATTACATAAATAAAAAACAAATAAAATGGATTTACAAAAACTAAAAGGACACGTTCCTGATTCGGTTATTGAAATGTTACCGGATACAATCGCGAAATTTGAATTAAATACACCATTACGCTTAGCACACTTTTTAGCTCAAGCAGGTCATGAATCAGGTGGTTTTAAAGCATTAAATGAAAACCTAAATTATGGAGCTAAAGGTTTACGTAGCATCTTTGGAAAATATTTTCCTGATGACGCTAAAGCAGCTTTATATGAACGTAAACCTGAAAAAATAGCTAACTTAGTTTATGGTAATCGTATGGGTAATGGTCCTGAAACATCAGGTGATGGTTGGAAATTTCATGGTCGTGGATTTATTCAATTAACTGGTAAAGAAAATTATGCTGCTTTTAGTAAAGAAATAAATGAAGATTGCGTTACTAATCCAGATTTAATCGCAACTAAATATCCTTTAGCCTCTGCTGCTTGGTTTTTTCATAAAAATGGATTACATAAAATAGCTGACGAAGGTGCTAACGAAGCAACAGTCACTAAAGTTACTAAAAAAGTAAATGGTGGTGTTTTAGGTCTTGAAGATAGACAAAGACACTTTAATGAATACTATTCTTTAATAAAATAATAAATAAGGAGCGCCAAAAAGCGCTCCTTTTACATATTTATTATCGACTAAAATAACAAAATACGATGATAAATATTACATACATTTATTTGGTTGAAAATTGTTTTGATAATCCTAATAAAGTCTATATAGGAAAAACAAAAAATAAGTATAAGCGAAAATCAATACATAAAAAAACCTATGGTAAAAATATTGATTATACTATTATAGATCAAATAGATTCATTAAACCATAAAGATTGGAAACCTATTGAAACTATGTGGATTCAAAGTTTTATCAGTTGGGGATTTGATGTTCAAAATATCAAAAAAGAAGGAGGAAGTGGTAGTAGCGAATGGACTAAAGAACAAAAATATAAACAAAAACAAATTTTTAAAAATAGGAATATTACTTGGAAAACAACAGGATCAAAAGGATATAAATGGACAGAAGAACAAAAAAATAATAGAAAAGGAAAAGGAATAGGACCTAATCCTTTAATTTCTCTAAAAAAGAAAAATCATCCTAGTAGATCTAAACCAGTATTACAATATGATTTAAAAGGTAATTTTATTAAAGAGTGGAAAAGTTGTGCTGAAGCTGGTAGGGTTTTATTTAATGGTAAAAGTCAATGTATTCAAGATTGTGCCGCTGGTAGACAAAAAATAGGATATAAATTTATTTGGAAATATACAAATTATTAAAATAAAAAATTATGAAATACGTTTTATTATTTATATCGTTTTTAATTACATTTTCTTCATGTGTAATGGTAGAACCTCCACATATACAACCTAATGTATATTATGGTGTATCTTATTATCCTAGACCATATTACACACATCATGTTCGTCATTATTATAATTGCCAACACAATTACTATAATCACAGACATTAATGAATAAAATAAAACCCTTTATATTCCCAACAATAGTAGCGCTTTCAGCTTTGTCTGTAAGCACTTCTGCTGCTTTTTACAGTGTTAGTGGTTTAATTAAATTATTTGCGGGGGCCGCATTTGCTGTGGGTATAATGGCTGGATCTTTAGAAATCGCCAAACTCGTCACAGCATCATTACTTTACCAATATTGGGGTAAATTAAACAAAGTATTACGTACTTATTTAACAATAGCCGCTATTGTTTTAGTATTAATAACTTCGGCTGGTATTTATGGTTTTTTATCTGCTGCTTACCAAACCACAGCAAATAAAGAAGCAATAACAGAACAACGTATTGCTGCTCTAGAAACCAAAAAACATTTATACGAACAAAACCGCGATAACTATCTCTCAGAAAAGAAATCATTAACACAAAATACTTCCGAGTTACGTTCTGCTTTAACAAATGAAAAATTAAAAAGTAAAAAATCATTTGAAAAGCAAATTAATAATATTTCTAAAACAGATGATAGAGTATCTTCCAAATTAGATATATCAAATGACTCTATATTTGCTCTAAATAATAGAATTTTAGAATTAAAAACCAATAGCTCATCTACTTCAGAACTTGGCCCTTTAAAATATTTAAGTAATCTTACAGGTAAACCAATGGATAAAATCATCAACTGGTTATTACTTGTAATAATATTTGTTTTTGATCCTTTAGCTATTGCTTTAGTAATAGCTGCTAATTTTGCTTTTTCTCAAATAAAAAAAACAGATGAACCATTGTTTGAAGAAAATATAGAAGAAATAAAAGAAATTGAAAATACTCAAATAGAACAAACCATCCCATCTCTTGCAGAAAGTGGATTAAGTCCTAAAGAATACGCTAAAATTTATCGTAAAAGACCTCATTAAAAGTTTGGTTTTTTAAATAGTTTTAAATATATTTATAGAAAATAATAATTGTTATGTTTAAAAAAATAAAAGTTTTCCATGAAGTTCCTTTTGAACTATTAGAATTAAGTATAGATTTTACAGATGGAGATTATTGTTTACCTCATTTGTTAGACCAAAACGAAACATATAGGAATTATTTTTATAAGGCTAAAACAAAAAGTCGTTATATTATAATGGATAATTCCTTACATGAATTAGGTACTGCTTACAATACAGATCGTTTATTATATTGGATAAATGAATTAAAACCAAATGAATTTATTGTTCCTGATGTTTGGGAAAATAAAACTCAATCAATCATTAATGCTAGAAAATGGGCTAGTATTCAATTACCTGAAGAAATAACTAAAGTAGCTGTTGTACAATTTAATTTTATAACAGATGCTATTGAATGTTACCAAACATATAAAGATCTAGGTTATAAAAAGATAGCATTTTCATATGGTGCTTCTTGCTATAACCTAATTTCATCTCATCCAAATAAAGATATGGGTAAAGCATTAGGTAGAATTGAATTAATATCTAAACTTTATAAAAATAGAATAATATCATCAACCGACAGAGTACATTTATTAGGATGTGCTGTACCACAAGAATTTGGTTGGTATGATGGTATGCCTTTTATTGAAAGTATCGATACATCAAACCCAGTTATGGCTGGTATCGAAGGAAAATATTATACAGCTAAAGGTTTAACTACTAAACCTATGGTTAATATGAATATGGTTCAAGATGAAGAAATAGATAAAGATATAATTGATATTATAAAAACAAATATCAATTTATTTAGATTTGTAAACAATTTAAAATAAAAATATGATGTTAAAATTTGACACATACTGTGATCATTGTCAAGAAATAGACTTAGATATGGATGATGTATACTGTTCTATGGATAGTTATGAATGTCAAGAAATGGCAGATTTACTATATGAAGAAGGTTATATAGCCAGAAAAGATGATTCATTAGAAAAACAATTAGAAAATTTAAGAGGAATTACTGGTAGTGAATTTAAAAATGCTATATTAAAACTAGCTACTAATTATTACCAACTAACACCAACCGAAACAGACATTATAATTACATTAACAAAAAAATTTTAATATGAAAAAACAAGTAGTAATATCATTATCAGGGGGTATGGATTCAAGTACTCTACTCCTACATTACCTATCATCCGGTTACCAATGTACTTGTATCTCATTTGATTATGGTCAAAAACATAAAGTTGAATTAGAGCGAGCAACTGAATTAGTACACTATATAAACAGTAATATATCAAACAATGTTAAACATCAGATTATCAAATTAGATGGTTTAGCTCAATTATTAAATTCATCATTAGTAGAAGGTGGAGAAGATGTTCCTGAAGGCCACTATGCTGAAGAAAACATGAAAGCAACTGTAGTACCAAATCGCAATAAAATATTTGGTAGTATTGCTCAAGCAATAGCATTATCTATTGCTACTCAAACAAATAATGAATGTAAAATTGCTTTAGGTATTCATGCTGGAGACCATAGTATTTATCCTGATTGTAGACAAGAGTTTAGAGATGCTGATTATAAAGCATTTTTGTTAGGAAATTGGGATTCACATTTAGTAACATACGATGCTCCCTTTTTACAAGTTGATAAATTTGATATTTTAAAACATGGATTAGAATGTTGTGAGCAATTAGGTTTAGATTTTGATGAAGTATATAAACGTACTAACACAAGCTATAAACCAATTTTAATTGAAACTAAAGCATCTTTAGGAACAATAGAATTTGAGCATGGTGGGATAATCCATAAACTCCCACAAGAAGCAACAGTATACGGCACTTGGTACTCAGACTACAAATCAGGATCTTCAATAGAAAGAATATTAGCTTTTATTAAGTTAGGTCACCCTGATCCAGTAGAGTATGCTGATGAAACTGGCCCTGTATCTTGGGATGTAGCTAAAACACACGCTGAAAAAATAGAAAAAATACATGGCAAAACACTCCAGTAATCCAATATGATCTTCAAGGTAATTTTATAAAAGAATGGAATTCGCAAAAAGAAGCATCTATTTTTTTAAAAACTAAAGGTGATGGGGTTGGAGCCTGTTGTAGAGGAAAACAAAAATCTGCTTATGGGTTTATTTGGAAATTTAAAACAAATTAATTATATTTAAAATAAAAAATTATGAGACAATTATTCTTTTTTCATGCTTCATGGTGTCAACCGTGTAAAGCCTTTAGTCCTATAATGGACCAAATTTCAAAACAAATCCCCGTGAAAAAAATCAACATCGATTACGAACCTGATGTAACAACTAAATATAATGTTACAAGTATTCCTACTGTAATATTAGTAGAAAATGGTCAAGAATCTCGTAGATTCACAGGTGTTAAATCCTATAATGATGTTTTAAACTTTATAAATCAATAATATGGGAAGATATATCTCAACAAAAACATTCGACAATTACTCTGTAGCCATCAGACAATGGAAAGCACAACACTCACACTGTCAGCTACTCCACGGTTATGGAATTTATTTTAAAGTATGGTTTGCCTCAAATGAACCAATGGAAGAAAATCAATTAGACGATATGAATTGGATTGTTGATTTCGGTGGCTTTAAAGCACCACCTAAAGGCAATGGTTTAAAAGACTGGATGGACTATATGTGGGATCATACCTTACTAATTGAAAAAGACGATCCGTACCTTGATTTCTTCAAATCAGCCGAAATGGAAGGTTTATGCCATGTTCGAGTAATGGATAAAATGGGATGTGAAAGTCTAGCTAAATTAGTTTATGACAAATTCAACGATGTATTATCTAAAACAGATGCTGGTCGTTGTAAAGTAATCAAAGTAGAATGCTTTGAACATGGAAAAAATTCATCAATTTATCAAGAAAATTAAAACAAAATAAATATGAAAACAATTATCAGTAATGGAGTCTATCTTAGAGTAGATAATGAAGTGGCTGACCGTGAAGTATCATTCGGTCGAGCTAAATTTGCACCTAAATCCGAATGGAAGAAAAATGTTCGTGATATTAAACCAGAAGAAGTAGTTGTAGCCGAAGAAAAAGGTGAAAAAACTAAATCTAGAAAAGCTGAAAAAGCTCGTAAATTGAAAGCTAAACAAAGACAATAATGAAACAAAAAATTAAAGAGGCAGTTTTATTGTTTTTTATACAAATAGTAATGTATGGTTTACTATGTATAAATTTTAGAGCTGTAGCTCAAACCCAATATAATTTAGCAGCATTAACTGATTTTATGATTGGTAGCATGAGTTTCTTTATTATAAGAAAAATAGCAAGATCTGAAGATGCTATTCACCAATGGATAGGATATGCCTTAGGGTGTGTTGCTGGATCTTATTTAGGTATTTACATTTCAACTTTATTACATTAATATTATGAGCAAAATTAACCCAAACAAACTATTAATCTCCAGCGACTTTTATAGCGTACAAGGAGAAGGCATATCATCTGGTATTCCATCATATTTTGTTCGTTTAGGTTTATGTAACTTAACTTGTGGTATGAGCAATAAATTCCTCAACCAACTTGTTAAAGACAAAAAACTAGAAGACGGAGAAATATTTGTAGGTGATCTACAAGCAGAAGGTAAAGCAACTTGGACTTGCGATTCTACATCACAATGGGCATGGAGAGGTGAAGACAAAGATTTTCAATATCTAATCGACCAATGGAAAGAACAAGGTATCTATGACGATATTTTAAATGGTACAATTCATATTATTTGGACAGGTGGTGAACCTACAATTAAAGGACATCAAGAAGCTATTGTAAATTTTATTCAATATATGTGGGAATGTGATTCATATAATTATACCCCATTTCATGAAATAGAAACAAATGGAACAAACTATATTGAAGATGAACTTTTAGAGTCATTAGACCAAATTAACTGCTCTCCAAAACTATCAAATTCCGGTTTATCAGTTAAACAGCGTATCAACCCAGAGGCTATTAAACGTATAATGCAACATTCTAATTATCAATTTAAATTTGTAATTTCCAATGAAGAAGATGTACAAGAAATATTCCGTGATTTTATCATACCATTTAGCATACCTCTTGCCAACGTCGTTTGTATGCCAGGATTAGATGATGCTGCTAATTTTGAAGAACGAACTCGATTTGTTTTAGAGCTCGCTAAAAAATATCGCTTCCGCGGTCTTACACGACTGCATATAGCAGCATGGAACAAAACGCTCGACTGTTGATATAGAAAATCAACTTATTAAAACATTAAACATATAGTTATGATACTTCAGAACCGAAAAGCATATTACAATTACCATATACTTGAAGAGTATATAGCAGGAATAATGCTAGTTGGTTCTGAAGTTAAATCTATTCGTAACCATGATATTAATTTTAAAGATAGTTATATTTATATCAATAACAATGAAGTGTTTGTAAAGCAAATGTTTATAGGAAAATATAAACAAGCGGTACATACTAATCATGAAGAAGTTAGAGATAGAAAATTATTGTTAACTAAAAAACAAATACGAAACATTCAAAAACAGCTTCAAGTAACAGGTATTACATCTGTACCTTTAGAAATATTTGAAATGAGTGGTAAATTTAAAATTAAAATAGCAATAGTTAAAGGTAAAAAGTTATATGATAAACGTGATGCTATCAAAGAAAAAGATATTAAATTACAAACTCAAAGAGAACTTACATAATGACTATAAATCAACTTGAAAAATTAGCCAATAATAAAAATAAAGCATTATTATATTTTAATGCTGATTATTGTGATGCTTGCCATCAAACACATCCAATCATGGAACAAATTAAAGAATTAAAACCCGAATACATATTCTACAATTTGGATATAGATGATGCTGATAATGATGAAATATCAGAAATGCTTAAAATAGATTACATGCCTACTCTTATTATTATAAATGATGGTAGTATGAGAAAATATAAAGGTAAAAGAGAGATAGTTAAATATTTGGCATCTCAAAAATAAGTTATTATATTATTAGAAATAAAATTTATATTAAATGGAGTTATTGAAAAAATCAAATGGTAGCTTACCACGCACGCAAGAAGAAATAAACAGCATGATTGAAGAAGCGGCTGTACATTATGGTAATTTTTTAAATGCTGTTGGTTTTGACTATAAAGCAGATCGCCAAACCGAAGATACACCTATGAGAGTTTCGAAGGCTTGGTTAAAAGATCTAATTGTAGGTTCAATTACAGATGAACCAAAAATCACAGTATTCCCTAATGATGAAGGATATAGTGGATTAGTAATCCAATCCGGTATTCCTATTGTTAGTATGTGCGCACATCACAATTTAGCATTTACAGGTTACGCTACTGTAGCTTATGTACCTGGTGAAAATGTAATTGGATTATCTAAATTAAATCGTATTGTAGAATGGTTTTCTCGCCGCCCACAAATGCAAGAATCATTAACACAACAAATTCATGATTATATTGCTGATAAAATGAAATGTAATTCAGTAGCAGTAAGTATTGCTTGTAAACATACTTGTTGTTCACATAGAGGTATTAAACATCCTTCAGTAATGACCACAAATAAATTTAGTGGTGTGTTTATGGAAAAGGATAATTTAATTAGAGAAGAATTTTTACACGCAATTGAAACAAACGCCCCTGCTTTAAAATAATGAAAAAGATATATTTAAACTGGGCTGGTATAGAATCATATATTGATACTTTAGCTTATAAAATAGCAGCAAGTGGAAAACAAGTAACAGTTATTCATGGATTGTCTAGAGGTGGATTGATACCCGCAGTATTATTATCTCACAAATTAGGTATTCCTTATGTAAATGATTGGCCTATACTTAAACATTTATATGATCCTAAAACAACACTAATAGTTGATGATATTTGCGACTCGGGTAAAACATTAAAACCTTATACTGATTATATTACAGTTACTCTTCATCACAAAACAACAGCTATTGTTGAGCCTACATTTTGGGTTAAAACAGTAGAAGAAAACGAATGGACTTGCTATCCTTGGGAAGATAAAGAATCACAAACAATTCAAGATTATAAACTATAATATGCAACCTAAAGAATCAAAATCAAGTAGACACTTTATAATCAGTTTAATTAAATCAGTTACAAGGATATTTTCAGGATTATCTTTATGTTTTGGTTTATTACATTTAGCTGGAATATTTTTAATATTAGCTGAATTTTTAGGTATAGCAGAAGAATTTTAAAACAAATAAAATGATAACAATATACGCACATAAAAACCACCCAGACGCAGTTATACCAACTGTAGCATATGGTTCAACATCAGCATGTTTTGATATAACATGCACTGAAACAACAACAATTCCTGCTAGAGGTAAAGCAGTAGTACCCAATGGTTTAAATCTAACAATTCCGGATAGTTTAAATTATTGGATGCAAATTCAATTACGTTCTAGTAAAGGTTTCAAACATGATTTGGTACCTCATTACGGAACAGTAGATGCTGGTTATACAGGAAATTTAGGTATTAAAGTTTACAACTTAGGTGATACTGACGTAGTAATTGAAAAAGGTGAAAAATACGCTCAAATAGCTGTTATTGAAAGACCTGAATATGAAATTATTGAACTAAACAATCAAGAATTTGAATCATTTAAAACAACTCAACTTCGTGGAGATAGCGGATTTGGTTCAAGTGGAAAATAAACAATTAAAATAAATATAAATTATGAGAAGTACAAAAGAAATCATTGCTGACCTAAGACATAATATTGAATGGTCTCAACCAAACATTAGACATAATGCTTTAGTTACTTTAGTTAATGAATTAGAACAAGCATTAGATTCAACTCCAAAAACAATAATTCACCCCCCGGTTGCAGTAAATGAAATACCATTAACTCCTACAGTTGAAATAGTAGAAGCAAATGAAGAGCCAACCACTCAGGATGAATCAACTACTCCTAAAAAAGGTAGAAAACCATCATCAAATAATCCTTAAAAAAATAGAGTTCAAAAATTTAGAGCCCCATAAGGGGCTTCTTATATTTAACTAATATTATGTATCAATCAATATATTATTCACATAACGGAGATGATAAAGGTACTTGTTACCTTAGAGATGATAAAAAAGGATGGAGTGAATTTAAATATAAACCTACAGTTTATAAATTAGATCATGAAGGTGAATATGAAACATTATTTGGTGATAGATGTTCTCCAATTCAAGGAAAATTTGATTGGAATGATCCTACTGTATTAGAAAAAGATATTCAAAAAGAATTAGCTATATTAAGAGATCTATATTATAAAGATGATTTTGCTCCTGAAAAACATAATATAGTTTATTTCGATATTGAGATTGAAATATTAGGTACTTTAAATCCTCAAACTGTTAGAGAAGCAAACGCTCAAATGACATCAGTAGCTATTATAGATGTTTCTACTAATAAAAAATATTGTTATATTGTAGATGAATCTAAAGTTATTGAATATGTAGACAAAGATAATAAAGAAATCATACCATGTATTAATGAAAAAGATTTATTAAGTAAATTTTTAACTAAATGGGTTGAGTTAGATCCTACTATTATAGTTGGTTATAATAGTGATTTCTTTGATATTCCATACACTTACTTTAGAATTAAAAAAATACTAGGAGAAGATATGGCTTTATTTTTATCTCCTATTAAAAAAATAAATGATAATATTTATAACTCATATTCACCAATAACAATAGGAGGTGTGAATAGTCTTGATTATATGCTTTTAGTTAAAAAGTATATCATGAAAGAAGAATCATCTTATAAATTAAATGATATAGGATTAAAATATGCTAAATTAGGTAAAGTCGAATATAATGGCTCATTAGATAAACTATTTAAAGACAACCCAGATAAATTTATTGAATATAATCTTCGAGATGTTGAAATTATTGAGGCTTTAGAAAACAAATTACAATTTATCAAATTAACAGTTTTAATATGCCATTTATGCCATGTACCTTATGAATCAATATATTATAATACAGTATTAAATGAAGGTGCTATATTAACATATTTAAAACGTAAAAATATAATATCACCTAATAAACCAACAACTACAAATAAAAATATTAAAGAATTAAATATAGGTGATGAAGTACAACACCAGCGAGGAACTCCAACTGTTGAAGGTGTGATTACTTATATAGATGAAACAACTAATAAAGCTCAAGTTAGGACTAAAGCTAATACTTTAAAAGAAAGAAGTTTAAAATCAATAAGAAGAAAAGAATCATACGCTGGAGGATATTTATTAGAACCTAAACCTGGATTATACTCATATGTAAGTGATTCTGACTTTACTAGTCTATACCCAAGTATTATTAAATCTTTAAATTTAGGGATTGAAACATTAATAGGTAGAATTGTAACTAAAACTAATTATGAACAATATAATTCTTTAGAAAAATTAAAAGAAAAGGATCCTGAAGAAATAATTCATTTAGAAAAATTAGATATTAAAACATATAATTTAAAACCTGGTAAAGTTAAAATAAAAGATTTAATAGAATTAATTGAAGAAAACAATTGGTCAATATCAGCTAGTGGAGCATTTTATAGAAATGATATTAAAAGTATATCATGTGAAGTATTGGAAGATTGGTTTGGAAAACGAGAACATTATAGAGGATTAAAAAAACAAGCAGGTAAAAAAGAAGATTGGGAAAATTATAAATTATATGATTTGTATCAAATGGCATTTAAAATCTTACAAAATGCACTTTATGGTACTTATGCTATAAATGGATGGAGATATACTGATGGGTATAAAATATGTTCTGCTTCTATTACAAATAGTGGTCAACGATTAGTTAAATCTAGTATAATTTATGCTGATAATTTAATTGAAGAATATATTAATACAGATGTAGAAAAATTAAAAAAATTACTAAATTTATAACAGAAACTAATAATAATTATTCTATTATATCTAAGGTATGTAGGGATATTTTTTCTCAAACTAATGATTATAAATGGAAATATAAATAATATGGAAGATTTCAATCCTAAATATGTAATTGCTAGTGATACAGATAGTATGTATATCTGCTTAGAATTACTATTAAAAAAATTATACCCTAATTTGAACGAAATGGATGAAGATGAAAAAATTAATAATCTAATTAAAATATCTAAACATCTTCAGGATAAATTTAATGAAAACTTAAGAGATATATCAAAACGAGTTTTTAATATTAATAAAAAACATTATTTTGAATTAAAACAAGAAGTAATAGTTAAAAGAGCATACTGGTCAGGTAAACGAAGATATGCTATGTGGGTTGTTAATAAAGAAGGTGTACCAATACCTGCTGACCATAAAGATGCTTTTGATATGAAAGGTTTAGATATAATGAAATCTAACTTTCCTCCATTATTTAGAGATTTTGGTGAAAATTTAATTAAAAAAATTCTATTTGATACTCCTAAACCTGAAATAGATAAATTTATTTTGGATTGGAAAAAATCATTAGATTTAATAGATTGGAAAAAATTATTAAAACCTACTGGTCTAAAAAAACTAGATGAATATATTAGTAAAAAACCAGACGCAGGTGAAATATTTTCTAAATTAGCTTTAAAATGCCCTGTTAATACTAAAGCAGCAATATACACAAATGACCTATTAAAATTTAAAAAACTAAATAAAAAATATCAACAATTCCAGATAGGTGATAAAATGTATATAGCTTATTTAAAAGAAAACCCATACCGAATAGATGTGTTAGGAATTAATGGATATGATGATGCTCCTGAAATTTTAGAGTTTGTTGAAAAATATATTGATAGAAATCAAATGTTTGAATCTGTTATTAAAAATAAAATAGAAAACCTATTTGCTGATTTAAATTGGGGTATGCCTATATTTAATGAAAAAGTAAATAAATTCTTTAAATTCTAATTTGGCTAATTAAAAAACATTAATTATATTAATATTATATGATAGAAAAATTAACCTTAATATCAGTCATTTCAAAATATTACCTTAATGGAATGGTAGAGGCTGTTCGTTGGGATATAAAAGATAAGAACTTAAATATCAAATTTACAGCTCCATCTAAAGAAATGATAGGTAATATAACTTATAAAAATATACCTCTTGAAGATTCCATAATAGGAATAAGTAATACTACTCAATTAAATAAATTATTACATATAACAAGTGGTTATTTAGATTTAAAATACACTAAACAAAATAAATTATTTACTAAACTTATTATATCTGATAAACAATTTACTGTTAATTATGCTTTAGCAGATTTAATGATTATACCTAAAAGTGGTGATTTAAATGGTGATATTTTATTTAATATTGAAGCAAAATTAGATAATGAGAGTATAAGTGCTATTGTGAAAGCAAAAACAGCTTTATCTGAAAGTGAAACAGTATTAATTAAACCAACATTAAATGATGATGGTGATTATCAAATAGAAATGGAATTTGGAGGTAATATTGAATACGCTAATAAAGTATCATTTTTTATTCCAAATATAATGACAAATAATGTACCTGATAATTTTAAAGTTTATTATAATTCAAACATGATTAAAGAAATTATGTATTGTAATAGAGATATGGTATTAGGAAACATATCTATAAATTTAGATGGTTTAATGAAATTAGAATTTGAAAGTAAAGATTTAAAAAGTACTTATTACCTTGTTGCTAAGGAAATATAAGATCATATATTTATATCAAATAAAAAGTTATATAAAATGAAGTTACAAGCAGTGTACAATGCGGTTATCATAAAACCGTTTAATGAAGAAGAAATCAAATACGGAAGTATTATCGTCCCAGATCTTGGAAAAGAAAAAAATCTTAGCGGAACTGTAGTTTCTGTAGGACCAGGCCAATATTCACTTACTGGTACTCTTATCCCAACTGTACTTAAAGAAGGACAAAAAGTTATATTACCTCAAATGGGCCCCGTGAAAGTAGAACATGATGGTGAAGAATATTACGTATGCCCAGAAAATCAAGTATTAGCAATTTTAAACGATTAAAATAAGTTATATGAGTAAAATTATAGAATTCGGCCCAGAAGCTAGAAAAAAATTATTTAATGGAGTTGAGAAATTATCCAACGCTGTTACATCAACTTTAGGCCCTAATGGTCGTAATGTTGTTATTTCAAAACCAGGTGAATACCCAGCTAGTACAAAAGATGGAGTTACTGTAGCTAAATCAATAACACTTGAAGATCCAATTGAAGAATTAGGTGTACAAATGGTTAAACAAGCTGCTATTAAAACAGCAGATACAGCTGGTGATGGTACAACTACATCAACTTTATTAGCGACCGAAATGGTTAGACAAGGTTTAACGCATTTAAGTAACGGAGCTAACGCGGTAGAAATTAAACGCAGTATAGATGCCGCTGTTAAAGATGTCCTTGAATTTATACGCACACAAATTAAAGAAAATATATCATCTGAGGAACAACTAAAACAAATTGCTTCCATCTCAGCAAATAACGATCCTGAAGTAGGAGAATTAATTGCTACAGCTATGGAAAAAGTAGGTCGTGAAGGTGTTGTTCATATTGAAGAATCAAAATCAGGTGAAACATATCTTGAAACAGTAGAAGGTATGCAGTTTGATCGTGGTTATAAATCACCTTATTTTGTTACTGATAATAACTCAATGACTAGTACTTTAAATGATGTTTTAATTCTTATAGCAGATAAAAAATTCACTCAAGTAAAAGAATTATTACCTATACTTGAAGCTGTATCTCAACAAAATAAATCTTTACTTATTGTAGCTGAAGATGTTGAAGGTGAAGCATTAGCTACACTTATTGTAAATAAAGCTAGAGGTATATTAAAAGTAGCGGCTGTAAAAGCTCCTGATTTTGGTGATCGTCGTAAATTGATTTTGGAAGATATGGCTATTTTAACAGGTGGTCAAGTGTTTAGTACTGAAAAAGGTATGAAATTAGATAAATTTAGTTGGGATTGGTTTGGTAAAGCACGTGTTGTAACAATTACTAAAGACACTACTACTATTATTGATGGTAAAGGAGATGAAAATTCTGTATCACAACGTATAACAGAACTACAACAACAAATTGAAAATTCAAAAACACCATTTGAACAAGAAAAATTACAAGAACGTTTAGCTAAATTTATAGGTGGTGTAGCAATTATTCATGTTGGTGGAAATACTGAAACCGAAATGAAAGAAAAGAAAGATCGTGTAGATGATGCTTTACATGCTACAAAAGCAGCCATTGAAGAAGGTATTGTACCAGGTGGTGGAGTAGCATTATTACACGCACGTAATGGTATTAAAAACCGTGATACTATTGGCTCTAATATAGTTTGGCATGCTTGCGCAGCCCCACTTAATAAAATACTTAAAAACGCAGGATATGAAGATTTAGCAATATTCCAAGTTATAAGTGATACTAACAACAGTGAAAATTGGAATGGTTGGGATTTGAAAGAAGAAAAATTAACCAACATGAAAGAAGCAGGAATCATCGATCCAGCCAAAGTAACCCGTTGCGCTCTTGAAAATGCAGCATCAGTAGCAGGAACCATTTTGTTAACAGAATGTACTGTTGTTGATAAACCAGAAGAAAAGAAAGCAGACGAAGGATTTGGAGGTATGGGAGGAATGTTTTAAATTTAGTTAAAATAAGTTATGAAAGAACATACATTGTGGGTCGAAAAATACCGTAGTAAAACATTAAATGATTATGTTGGTAATGAGCAAATAAAACAAGCTATTTCCCAATATTTAAGTCAAAATGATATTCAAAACTTCTTATTTTTCGGCCCATCAGGTACTGGTAAAACAACATTAGCAAAACTTATTGTTAATAATCTTAATTGTGATTATCTTTATATTAATAGTAGTGATGAGAGAGGTATTGATACAGTTAGGGAAAAAATAACAGGATTTGCTTCAACAGCATCATTTAAACCTCTTAAAGTAATAATATTAGATGAAGCTGATTTTTTAACGATACAAGCACAAGCATCACTTAGAAATATAATCGAAACATATTCTCGTTCTACTCGTTTTATAATGACTTGTAATTTTATAGAACGAATTATAGATCCACTTCAATCACGATGTCAGGTATTAAAAATAGTACCTCCAACTAAAAGTGAAGTTGCTAGACACGTAGCTAATATATTAGATACAGAATCAGTTGAATATGATTTAGATGCTTTAAAAATAGTAATAAACCAATTTTATCCTGATATTAGAAAAATATTAAATACATGCCAATTAAATACAATTGATAATATTTTAAAAATTGATAAATCTATATTAGTATCATCTGGATATCAAAGTAAAATATTAAATGAATTAAAAAAACCATCATCTAAATCATTTAATGTAATACGTCAAATAATAGCTGATTCTAACATTAATGATTTTGAAAGTACATATAGGTACTTATATGATAATATAAATGAATATTCTCAAGGAAATGAAGGTATAATTACTGTAATATTAGAAGAATATCTATACCATGCTAATTTTAGAATAGATAAAGAAATTAATATAATGGCATGTGTGTCAAAACTATTACAAACATTAAATAAAAAAGTATTATAAAATGAAAGACCAAGTAAAATTAAACATCGATTTAAAAGCAACACAACCAGTTACATCATCTGAAGGTAATAGTGTATTTGCTGAAGGAGTAATTCTAAGGAAAGTATCTAAATTTTTAGCCGGTACATCAGAAGATGGTATAATACCAATACCGGTATTTTATGATATAAAAAGCGGTAAAATCTTAATTGAAACATTACCTAAAGAACTAAGAGAAGAATTTAAAAATGAAAATATTTGATTGGTTAACACAAATTACTGTTAATAAAAAATCTTGGAATTCATTCTCAGAGGATGATAAATTATCTTTTAACCCATATATGATTCATAGATACTTGTCTATGGAAAAGGATTATATTGATATAGTAAATTACATTCAAGTTATACCTTATACAGAAAAAGAAAAAATATATAAAATTTACTGCAATATGATTCCTAAGAAAAATATATTTTTAAAATATATTAAATCATCTTCCAAGAAAAAAATACCAGATTCTGTGCTTCAATTTATAGCTAAAGAATATACTTGTTCATTAGGAGAAGCAGAAGAATATTCTCATATTATAGGTAAAAATGGTATAATTAGTATTTTATACAAACATGGTGTAGATGAAAAAGAACAGAAAAAACTATTAAAAGAAATTACAATATGACAAAAAACAACGAAGTATACCCTTATCCCACAACCGAACCTTTTACCTCAATTGAGGTTTTTGAACAAACATATCCTGAATTGGCTAAAGAATTTAAGCAAATTCAAGAGGAACAATATGAATTGTTTGCTGAAAAAATGCTTGATTATGGTATAGAAAATATTGCTTTAGGATCTGATTTATCAAATTTTGAAGATGTAAAACTTTCTCTTACTGGTATTTGGCTTAGATGTAATGATAAAATCAACCGTTTAAAAAATATTTTAAAGCGTGGTGGTAAAAATTATGTTGAAGGAGAATCTATGATAGATAGTTTTATTGATATTGCTAATTATGGAATCATAGCCCAATTAGTAGCTAAAGAAAAATGGAAAAAATAATTTGGCTTTATTAAAATAATACCATATTTTTATGGTATGGAAAAAATAAATGAAAGTCAATTATCTAATGCTCGTGAAAAATTCATGAATAAAAGAATTACTTTCAAAACAAAAAATAGTAGTTTTGGACATGGTACTTGTCAGTTTTTAGGATATAATCAATATTTTCCTTCTTGGGAACTACAAATTACAGTTGACAGAACTCCTTATCAACACGTTATTTTTGAATCTATTAAATTAGTTGAAGACAAGGGTAAATAATTTTGAAATAATAAACAATCTGCTTACATTCGAATCTAGGATAATGATTAAAATAACTATAGATAAAATGAAACTAATAATAAATAAAGGACAAAAATTATGGTTCACAAGTGATACACACTATAACCATTCAAATATCTGCTCAGCTACTACAAAGTGGACTGGTGCTGAAAATATGACTCGTGCTTTTAATTCATTGGAAGATATGAATAAAACATTAGTTGAAAATATAAATTCATGTGTTGAAGAAAATGATGTTTTGATTCATTTGGGTGATTGGTCTTTTGGCGGCTTTGATATGATTGAAGAATTTAGAAAGCAAATCAAGTGCAAAAATATTCACCTGGTATTAGGTAATCACGATCATCATATCCAAAACAACAAGAATAATGTACAATCTCTGTTTAGTTCTATTCACGAATATTTGTATTTGGATTTGAGAATACCAGCTGGAAAAGAAGTAAACAAATTTAGAATGGTTTGTATGCATTATCCTCTAGCTAGTTGGAATGGAATGAATGATGGTGTTGTTCACCTTCACGGACACGTTCATCTTCCTAAAGATCTTAGAGTGGCTAAAGGTAAAGCAATGGATGTTGGTGTTGACGGAAACGATCTATACCCAATTGAATTGTTTCAAATATTGAATATTATGAAAACACAACCGGTTATGAGCTTGTCATTGCCAAAAGATCATCACGTTAAAAGAGTAGCACCAGTTGAAGAAAAAGGAGGACATTATGGATGTTAGTAAATTACAAGAATTTCTTGAGAGTGAAGAAGGACAACGTTCTATGGATAAATGGGCTATGGATCTTGCAAATAAACAAGAACATCTAAAACGTTGGGTTGAAAAGTTTAAAAAGTGGGCAGAACCAAATATAGATGCTGCTTTAGAAATACTAATCACCAAATATGACTCTTCAGAATATATTGATCGAGAATATAAAATAGGATATGAACCAAGAGAAGAATTTCTTTGGTTAGCTTTCGAGTATGCTAGACTATATTGTAAACCTTGTGAAGATGAAAAATATTTTAATATGTTTACAGGAGAGGCTTATTATATAGGTTCATATGTAATTCAAGTAATGCATGGTCAAGGTTCTGTTATAAGAATTGATAAAATACAAAATTAAAACAATGGATAAAATATTATATCTTACAAGAGGTCTTCCAGGCTCTGGAAAAACAACTCTGGCTCATCAATTAACAAATTTACATTCTATTTGTGAAGCAGATAAATTCTTCTATGATAAAGAAGGTAATTATAATTGGGATGGAGATAAACTAAATGAGGCTCACAGTTGGTGTGTAAGTGAAGTTAAAGTTCGAATGATGGATAATGCTAGAAATGAACAATTTTATCCTATAATAGTTGTTTCAAATACTTTCACTATGGAAAGTGAAATGGAGCCTTACATAGAACTAGCTAAAAAATATGGTTATACAGTAGTTTCATTAATATTGGAAAATAGACATGGCTCTGTATCAAAACATAACGTTCCTGTTAAATCTTTGAACAAAATGGAACAAAGATTGCGACAAAATATAAAACTTCGTTAAAAAAGTTTGGAGGGGCGAATGTCCCTTCGTACATTTACGTAAATAAAAATAAAAACATATGATATTAAACCTAGCATATCCTGAAAATTCTCAGGTAAATTTTCAAATATCCCAATTTCCAGATGGGCAACAATCTTTAACTATTCTTTCAGGTGTAGGACCTGAGAATTATATTACTATAAGTTCTCATTTAACTTCATTTGAAGATTTAGAATTAATAATCTGTACCAATGTGGCTTTAAAAGAAATGGGAGTTAAAAATATTGAGTTGTATGTTCCTTATTTTCTAGGTGCTCGTTCAGATAGGAAATTTGGTGAAGGTGGATTTAACTATTTAAAAACTGTTATTTGCCCTATAATCAATTCTCAAAATTTTAGTAAAGTAATAGTTTTAGACCCACATTCAGATGTACTTGAGGCTTGCTTAAATAATTTTGAAAAAAGAAGCAATATAGGAGTTGTATCTCATGCTCTTCAAGGTATTGATGCTGAAAAAGAAGATACAGTAATTATATCTCCTGATGCCGGTGCATTAAAAAAGATATACGATGTTGCTAAGGTATTTGACTTACCAAATGTAATTACAGCAGGTAAGGTTAGAGATATTCCAACAGGTAAAATATTAAAAACTGAATTACCTAATATTACTCAATTTGAAGGTAAGAAATTCCTTATCATAGACGATATTTGCGATGGAGGTAGAACGTTTATTGAACTAGCGAAAGCAATTAAAGAACAAATCCCTGATGCTGAGTGTTATTTATGTGTTACTCATGGTATTTTTAACCAGGGATTTGATGAATTATCAACTTATTTTAAAAAAATCTATTGTACAAATAGTGTAAAAGATTTTAATTGGAAACCTTTTATTAATCAACTAGATGTATTTTAATTATGGACTTAACAAATAAATACGTTACCCGTCTTAGGAAAGAGTGGGAACAATATGGAAAAATTATAGTTGCAGTAGACTTTGATGACACTATTTCTCCTTGGAAATTTTCAAAAGAAGAACTTCAAGACACAGTAGACTTAGTAAAAGAAGTACAACAAACCGGAGCTTACATTGTTATATTTACAGCCTGTTCTCCAGATAGATATGAAGAAATTTCATCTTATGTTAATTCTTTAGGTATCAAAGTAGATGCTATCAATCAAACACCGATAGAGATACCTTATGGTAATCATAACAAAATCTATGCCAATATCTTTTTAGATGATCGCGCAGGACTTGAAGAAGCCAAAAAAATATTGCGAGAATGCATGTATCTTCAAAGAAGCTTTAAAAGATCGCAAATTACTTTGGACGAAGTTGGATAAAAATTTGGCTACCTCAAACATTAGTCGTATATTTACGTAAATAAAAAATTAAAAAATTATGTTTAAACCAGTTAGTTTATTTTACACAGACGGATATAAGATTGGCCACAAGAAAATGTTGGCCCCAGGAACCACAAAATTATATGGTACTTGGATTCCTCGTAGCACAAAGTATGCTCCTACCGGTGTTACAAAAATAGTATCGTTTGGTCAACAGCTTGTAGTTCGTTGGTTAAATGATGAGTTTACAGAACATTTTTTCAACCAACCAAAATCAGTAGCAACCCAATTTGGTAAAGATATGTCAATGTATCTTGGAATGGATTATGATGCTACCCATTTTGAAGCACTTCATGATTTAGGTTATTTACCTATTCGAATTAAAGCATTACCAGAAGGTATTGAAACATTACCTAATGTTCCTCATATGACCTTTATTAACACCGTAGATGGTTTTGCTTGGTTAACTTTATATTTGGAAACAATTATTTCCTCTTTGGCTTGGAAACCTTCAACATCAGCCACTATTGCTCTACAATATCGTAGGAATTTAGTTCAATGGGTTATGAAAACAGATCCGGCTAATGCATTTTTAATTCCTTTCCTTGCTCATGATTTCTCTGCTCGCGGTTTATCACCTTGGGATATGTTATCAAGCGGTTTAGGACATGCTACTTCGTTTAGAGGTTCTGATACCATTATTTGTATTCCGGGTGCTCGTTATTTTTATAATGAACCTGAAACAGAGGTTTGTATCAATTCAGTAAATGCTTCTGAACATAGCGTTTCAACAACTAAAATCTTTACGGTTGGTGAACAACAAATGATTGCGGATTGGTTGGTTGATTTTCCTAAAGGAATATTATCAATCGTATCAGATACATTTGATTTATGGAAATTAATTACCGAATATTTACCAGCAAACAAAGAAGCGATAATGGCTCGTGACGGTAAGTTAGTCATTCGTCCTGACTCAGGTGATCCAGTTGATATTATCTGTGGTTCATTTTTACAAAGTGACCGAGATTTATCGGAAAACAAAAATGCAATTTGGACAAGTGAAGAAAAAGGTGTAATCGAATTACTTTGGGAAATCTTCGGTGGTACAATCAACGAACAAGGTTACAAAGTTCTTGATCCACACATCGGAGCCATTTACGGTGACTCAATTACATTGGAACGTCAGATTCAAATATATGAAAGGTTAGCCGCTAAAGGTTTTGCTTCAACTAATATTGTACTCGGTATTGGTTCTTATACATATCAAATGAATACTCGTGATACATTAGGTTTTGCTGCTAAAGGTGCCTGGTTTGAAGTTGATAAAAATGGTACTAAGGTTGGTTATGATATTTACAAAGATCCAGTAACCGATTCAGGTAAAACAAAGAAATCTTTGAAAGGTCTTATTATGGTAGATGAAAATCTTGAAGTACACACCCAATGTACACCTCAACAAGAGGCTCAAGGTTTACTACAAACCATTTATATGGATGGTAAATTCTACAATCAAACAACATTAACTGAAATTCGCGCTAAACTTGAACAAATATGCAAATAATCAAACCAAACACATTTAACCAAGATAAATCATCTATTACTGTATTTTTAGCAGGCTCCATTGAAATGGGGGCTGCTGAAAATTGGCAGCAAAAACTAGAAAATATTCTTGAAGATATTGAACAAGAAATAACATTGTTTAATCCTCGCCGCGATGATTGGGATTCAAGTTGGGTACAAAAACAAACCAATCCTCAATTCAACCATCAAGTAAATTGGGAATTAAACATGCTAGATAAATCAGATATTATATTCATGTATTTTTCTCCAGAAACAAAATCTCCTATTTCGTTGCTTGAATTGGGTTTATATGCTCATAACGGTAAAATGATAGTGTGTTGTCCTGATGAGTTTTGGAGGAAAGGTAACGTTGATATTGTTTGTACACGATATAACATTCCATTGTTTAACAATTTTGATGAAGCTGTTGGTGCTCTACTTACTAAAATAAGTTTGGCTTATTAAAAAATAGATCGTATATTTACGGAAATAAAAAAAAAATAAGGTTATGAAAGAACAATTTGTACCATACGAAATAGCCAAAAAATTAGAAGAGAAAGGATTTGATGAAGAATGTTTAGCTGGTTATTATGTGTTTGGTGGTAATAAAGAACAAGGTGGTGATGAACAAACAGAGCCAGAACTTTTTATGGATGGATATGATATTGATTATAGAGAGGCAGAATTAAATATGCACGCATATTATTATTGTGATGCACCTCTTTGGCAACAAGTAGTTGATTGGCTTCGTGAAGAAAAGAATATAAATATAATCATTGATAAAGTAAGCGATTCAGAATATGTTTATCATAATTATTTTCAAGAATTAATTACAGGTAAAGGTCGAATAAAATTTGGTGCTGGGCAGGATGAAGATATTGAGATTGAATATACTTACTTTCAAGCAAGACAAGCAGCAATCGAACATGCATTAACACTTATTTAATATGAAAGAACAATTTGTACCATACGAAATAGCTATAATCTTAAAAGAAAAAGGTTTTAATGAAGATTGTTTAGGTATATATATCGATAAAGAATTAACTATAGGTTTACCGGAAACTACATTAAATGTAATTACTAAATATTATGATATTCTTGAAAAAGAAGAATATTTATTAGCTCCTTTATGGCAACAAGTAATTGATTGGTTAAGGGAAAAACATCGTTTTATTATAACCATAGATTTTTTAAACAAACAAGAATCATTACACCCTAACGACCCAGAATGGACATCAGAATTATATAATATGGATAACTTTCATCATATCATAGCTGAATACGATAGATACTCATACGAAGACGCAAGACAAGTAACTATTGAACACGCACTAACATTAATATAATATGGTAATAAAAATCTTTATAGCAATAATAATAACACTTATACTTTTACCTAATTTTAAAAAAAATGGAAAATAACAATAGCGTTTGCTTCATAGCAAAAATAAACGAAATAAAAGAAATACCTGGAGCCGACAACATCGAACAGGCAATGGTAGGTAACTGGTCTTGCATCATTAAAAAAGGAGCTTATGCCGAAGGTGGTTTAGTGGTTTGTGCTACTACAGATGCTGTTATACCTGAAGACTTGGCCGAAAAGATGAACGTAACAAACTACTTACGTAAGGGTAACCGTGTGCGTACAGTAAAGCTTCGTGGGGTCTATTCCGAGTGTTTGATCATACCACTAATGTTTATTCCTAAAACATTTCAAGGCAAAATAGTAGAAGGAGCAGATATGATGGAGGTAATGGGAATTACAAAGTTTGAACCCCCAGTAAAGCAAATTCAACTCGCTTCAGGTAAAAAAATACGCTATAGTGAAAATCCAAATTTTCATATATACTATAAATTTCCAAATCTTAAAAACGTATCAGGTATGTTTACAGAAGAGGACTCGGTTCAAATCACACGTAAGATACACGGCACAAATGCTCGTTATGGTATAGTGAAAAAGAACAAATTATCTTTTTGGGATAAATTCAGAAAGTTCTTTAGGATAGCTAATGAATGGATTGATTACGAGTTTGTAGTAGGTTCACATAACGTTGAAAAGGGATCCGATTCTCAAGGTTTCTATGATACAAATGTTTGGTATGAAATAGCCAACAAATATAAGATCAAAGAAAAGCTTTGGGATTATGTAAAAAAGTATATGCCTTTAGAAGAACTAGGTTCTGGTGTTGTGATATATGGTGAAATCTACGGTGCCGGTATTCAAAGGGGTTATGATTATGGTCTTAAGGATATTCAATTTGCTGGATTTGATGTTATGGAAAATGGGCAATATTTGAGTACGTTTAATACTCTTCTTGTTTTGAAAAGCATGATGGATTTACCTCATGTCCCTGTATTATACGATGGTCATTGGTCTCAAGAAATTCAAGATAAACTTACATTCAATAACTTTATTGAAGGTACAAAAGTACCACACGAAGGTATTGTTATCAAGCATACTTCAGGTGATCGTTCTAAAGTCGCAAAGGTGATTAACCCCGACTATTTGATTTACGGAGAAAAACACGATATAGGAGATTCACATTAAATGAAAAAACAAAATATTCCTCCTATAATAAAGGAGATTAAAAATAAAATTTTCCCTCAAATTGATTATAGTTACCAAAAATCAATTTCGTATAGTCAATTATCTATGTTTAGAAGTTGCCCACACAAATGGGAACTTCAATATAAAGAAGGACACCATATATCAGAACAATCCATTAATCTTACTTTTGGAACAGCTCTCCATGAAACTTTACAACATTATTTAACTACATTTTATGAAGTAAGTGGAGCAGCTGCTGACAGAATAGATTTAGAAACATATTTTCAAGATAAACTAGGTGAAACTTATAGATTAAATTATAAAGCAAATAAAAACATTCATTTCAGTGACCCAGTAGAATTAAGAGAATTTTATGATGACGGCTTAGAAATTTTAAATTTTATTAAAAAGAAAAAAGGTGGATATTTTAGTAAAAAAGGATGGCATTTAATAGGGTGTGAAATACCAATTCAATTATCACCAAATCCATTATTTAAACACGTAATATACAAGGGCTTCTTAGATTTGGTACTATACCATGAGCCCACTAATACTATTAAAATTATCGATATTAAAACATCAACTCGCGGGTGGGATGATAAAACTAAAAAAGATGAGGATAAACAATTCCAATTAATATTATATAAACAATTTTTTAGTCAAATATATAATATACCTGTTGATAATATTGAGATAGAATTCTTTATAGTTAAACGAAAAGTACCTGAAGTAAGTGATTTTCCTATTAAACGAGTACAAATATTTTCTCCTCCTAGTGGTAAAATAAAACTAAATAAAGCTAATATAACTGTAAATGAATTTATCGAAGAGGTATTTGATTCAAACGGCAAATACCAAGATAAAAAATATTCACCTAATCCATCTGCTCATAATTGTCGTTTTTGTCCTTACAAAGAAAATAAAGAACTTTGTGATAAAGGGTTATTTTAGTATCTTTTTATATATTTATATAAGACACTAAATAATTAAATTATGATAAAAAATTACATTGATTACCTTAGAGCATTCTTTAGGAATTGGAAAGAAATTAAAGAAAACATTAATCGTATTATAGCGCAAGATTTAATTCATCGCAAAGTTGTTTTACATACAGATGATTTGAATGAAACATTTGCACGAATGAAGTATATAATGGATTATAAACCCACTTATAAGCAAAAACAATTACCTCTTCCAAATTCTGGAGAATTAATTGATGTAACTAAAATATTTAAAAATCAAAACTAAATAAACAACATCATGGAAAAAAAAGAAATGGTATTAACATCAGTAAAAATCCCAAGTGATTTATTTGATGATTTTAAAGTAGCATCAGTAAGGTTAAAATTTAGTTTACAAAAACTAGTAGAAAGATCTATGGTTCTATATTTGGAAAATGAAGAATTTAGAAAACAACTACATAGTTTTAATAGTATAAATTACAAAAGCAAACTTGAAGAATAAGTTTGGAAATATAAAAGTTATTAATTAACATTAAGTTATATGAAACCACAGTTTATGTATTTACCTCCAGAGAAGAGGAAGAAAATTCTCCTAATCACAGACGATATTAGAGTACACTCAGGTGTAGCAACAGTAGGTAGAGAAATAATTTTACATACTGCTCAACATTTTAATTGGGTTAATATTGGAGGCTCAGTACAGCATCCTGAAGAAGGTAAACGTTTAGATTTATCCCAATCAACTAATGAAACAGCAGGATTAACAGATTCATCTGTAACATTATACCCAACAAGCGGGTACGGAAACCCAGATATGTTACGTGCTATAATTAATATTGAAAAACCAGATGCTTTAATGTTAATCACCGATCCAAGATATTTTACTTGGGTGTTTCAAATGGAAAATGAAATCCGTAAAAGTATTCCTATTACTTACTTAAACATATGGGATGATTATCCAGCTCCATTATATAACAGAGCTTTTTATGAATCATGTGATTTATTGATGGGTATAAGTAAACAAACAGTCAATATTAATAAATTAGTATTAGGTGATAAAATAAAAAATAAAATTATAACTTATGTTCCTCATGGTTTGAATCATGAAATGATGAAACCTATAGATAAAAATGATCCTGAATTAATTAAATTCAAGAAAAATTTATTTGGAAATAAAGAATATGATTTTGTTTTATTCTTTAATTCACGTAATATTAGACGTAAACAAATACCTGACACAATGTTGGCTTATAAGTTATTTATAGATCAACTATCTATTGAACAAGCTAAGAAATGTGCTTTTGTATTACATACTGAAATAGTAAGTGAACATGGTACTGATTTAGAAGCGGTTAGAGAATTACTTCTAAATGAAGATAAATATAATGTTTATTTCTCAACTGAAAGATATAGCACACAACAAATGAATTTTTTATATAATTGTTCTGATGCTCAAATATTATTAACTTCAAATGAAGGATGGGGATTAAGTTTAACTGAAGCTATATTAGCAGGTAAACCAATAATAGCTAATGTAACTGGTGGTATGCAAGATCAAATGCGTTTTTCTAAAGACGGTAAATGGATTGATTTTGATGCTGATTTTCCTTCAAATCATAATGGTACAATTAAAGAATGTGGAGAATGGGCATTTCCGGTATTTCCATCTAATCGTTCTATTGTAGGTTCACCTATGACTCCTTATATTTGGGATGATAGATGTACTGCTGAAGATGCTGCTATTCAAATTATGAATGTTTATCAATTAGATAAAGAAGAAAGAGAACGTAGAGGATTAGCAGGTAGAGAATGGGCTATTGGAGAAGAAGCAGGATTCACATCTGAAATAATGGGTGAAAGAGTTATAAATTCATTAGATATTTTATTTGATATTTGGGAACCAAGAGAAAAATATGAAATAGTAAATGTAAATGAATCAAAAGATAACATTGTAAACCATAAATTAGTATATTAAAATGAAATTACTTAATATATTATTGGAAGTTTATAAAGAAGAATATGAATTGAATCTTAAAGAGGGTTTAACTAAAACCACAGAAATAGGTCAAGCAGTCAATATTCTAAAAAAACAATTCCCTGATTGGATATTTCAGTATTATAAAGGTGATAAGGATTTTACAATAGAAATTTTAAGAATAAAAAATGGTATTAACCTTGATTCTTTTGAAAAATTATTACCTTTATTAAATAATCTAAGTTATTTTATTTCTTATATGGAGATATACGGTGATGATAGAGGCCGACGATTTGAAATTAAGGATAAATATGATGAAAAAATAGTTAAAAATAGTTTTCAAAATCAAGATATTTATTCCATATATTTAGAATGTGAAGCCAAATTTGATCAAACTGTTAATAAAATACCTGAATTTTTATATCATGTTGCTCCTTTAAAAAATTGGGAAAAAATCGAAAAAATAGGTTTGGTACCTAAATCAAGATCTAAAAAAGCTTTTCATCCTTATAGAGTATATTTAGGAAAAGATGAAAAAAATATATTATCTTTAGCTCCAAAATTTTATCAAATTACAGGAATAAAAGAATGGGTATTATTAAAAATAGATACAAAATCTATTCCTGGAGATTATTTTAAACTATATTATGATCCTAATTTTAAGTATGGGTTTTATACATTAAACAATATTCCATCTTACGCTATAGAAAAAATAAAAAATATTAATATTTAATTAAAAACAAGTTATATGAGTAAACCACTACTTATAATTAGCTCCCCATTTGACACATATTCAGGTTATGGAGCCAGATCAAGAGATCTTATCAAAGCTATTATTGAATTAGATAAGTATGATGTAAAATTATTATCACAACGTTGGGGAAATACACCTTTTGGATTCTGCAAAGATAATCCTGAATGGTCATTTTTAATGGAATGTATACTAAACACTCCTCAGCTTCCTAAACAACCCGAATTATGGATGCAAATTACAGTACCAAATGAATTCCAACCTATAGGTAAATTTAATATTGGATGTACTGCAGGTATTGAAACAACAAATTGCTCTTCAGAATGGATTGAAGGATGTAATAGAATGAATTTAAATTTAGTTTCATCTAATCACTCTAAAAAAGTATTTGAAGAATCAAAATTTCAAAAATTAAACAAACAAACTAATCAACCTGAAGGGATACTTCAATTAGAAAAACCAATGGAGGTATTATTTGAAGGAGCATTAACTGATATTTTTCAAACTATAGAAAAACATCAAATTGAAAATATTAATTTAGATTCTATTAAAGAGGATTTTAATTATCTTTTTGTAGGCCATTGGTTACCAGGTGATATGGGTGAAGATAGAAAAAATGTTAGTTTATTGATTAAAGCTTTTTATGAAACATTTAAAAATAAAAGCAAAAAACCAGGACTAATTTTAAAAACATCTATAGTTGGTTCATCATATATGGATAGAGATGAAATACTTAAACGTATTAAACAAATTAAAAAAACAGTTAATTCTAAAGATTTACCTAATATTTATTTATTACAAGGAGAATTATCTGATTCGGAAATAAATGAATTATATAATCATCCCAAAGTAAAAGCAATGGTATGTTTAACTAAAGGTGAAGGTTTTGGTCGTCCATTGCTTGAATTTAGTTTAATTAAAAAACCTATTATCACTACAAATTGGAGTGGACATATAGATTTTTTAAATAAAGAATTTACACCATTAATTGGAGGTCAATTAACACCTGTTCATCCAAGTGCTGCTAACCAATTTTTACTTAAAGAAAGCCAATGGTTTTCACCTGATCTTGGTCAAGTAGGATTTTATTTAAGAGATATGTTTGAAAATTATAAAAACTATCTTACAGGTGCTAAACGTCAAGCATATAAAAGTAAAACTGAATTTAGTTGGGATAAAATGAAAGAAAAAATAGATTCAATATTTACACAATATGTACCTGAATTCCCTAAAGAAATTAAACTTAAACTACCAGAAATTAAAAAAATATCATTACCTAAAAAAGAAGAAATAAATGGATAATTTAATAACTTGCGATAGATGTAAAGGAGATGCTTGCTATGTTCAAGAAGTAAGCCCTGAAGTAAAAACATATTTTTGTTATGGATGTGGTTTTACAACTAACTCATTAATGAAAGAAGGAGAACAATTCTTTATAGAACAACAAGAAACACTCCCAGAAATATATAAAGTATTATTTCATACTGATGATGAAGGTAAAATATGGATGCCATCAGCTATAAATCTACCTAAACAAGGTATGGTATTTGCTAATGGTAATGCAGTTGATAATTGGAAATGGTCAGCAGTAAAAGCAATACCTGTTACTGAAGAAGAAAAAACTAAATATCCTATTCCTGGAAAGAAAAATCAATATTATGAATTTAGGATGGATATGAGTACTATAGCTCATTTTGATGAAAAGGATTATATGGAAGCGCTTTCATATATAGGTGTTTTACCTGAATAAAAGTTTGGTTTTTTAAAATACTTTTATTATCTTTATAAAAAAAAATGAATAAAGAACAGTATTTAAATTATCTCAAATCACTGAATGGAAATTTTGATATTCATATATTCTATGATTATTATAAAGAACATAATAAGAAAGAAGAATACAATTTCAGTATAGAAGATTTTAATATATGTTTTAACCAGTTTGCTAGCTTACGTGGAGTTAATAATGCTATAGCTACTGTTAAACAATATTATGATATTAAATTTGGGATAATAGAAGTAAAAAATAAAAAAGGAATAATTATTGGTCGTTATTAAAATATAAAAATGAAAATAAGTTACGCGATATTAACTCATAATGAAGGTGAGTATATTAATACATTACTCTCCTTCTTAATAACAAATAAACGTTCTGAAGATGAAATTGTAGTTGTTGATGATTTTTCTAATGATGAATTAACTAAACAAATTTTAGAAAAATATAAATCAAATATTAACTTACAATATAGAACATTTGATGGTGATCATACTCAAAAGAATTATTTAAATAGTTTATGTACTGGGGATTTTATATTACAATTAGATGCTGATGAACTAATAAGTAAAGAATTAATTGATTTACTCCCAGATATATTAGAAGCTAATCCAAGTTTAGATTTATTTATTATGCCTCGTATCAACACAGTTGAAGGATTAACTCCAGAATGGAGTAAAAAATGGGGATGGAATGTAAATAGTAAAGGATGGGTTAATTTTCCTGATTGGCAAATGAGATTATATCGTAATTGTGATTGGGTTAAATGGGATGGTTTATTACATAGTAAAATAGTTGGACATAAAGAATTTACTACTCTACCAATAGAAGAAATTTTTTGTATATTACATCCTAAACAATTAGATCGTCAAATAACTCAAAATAATCTTTACGATAAAATAGAAGCTAACGGACGTCAAAAATATAAAATATGATACTGAAAGATATTATAAATAAAAGTTATTACGGAGCTGTAGGGTATATTGAAAATGAAGAAGATATAATTCGTTTAGAACAATATATTCTTATGAATTTATCTATTTTATCACAATTTAAAGGAATAATAACAGCCACTACATTCAACCAAAACAACCCAGATGAATTATATAATAAAGTACTTGAATTATGGAAAAAATACTTCCCAGACTCTAAAAATATAAATAATGGTGTGAGTAGAGGACATAGTTTTGGAGCTGCTGATAATGATAATAGTATAATAGATTTTTGTAAAACTTATGATATAGATTGGGTTTGTAAGAGTGCTTATGATATATTACTGTTTGATGAGTGTCTAAATATAGAAATAGAAGAAGCTGATTTTTATTATACAGAAGGTATTAGTAGACATAATATTTTAATTAGTAATTCTGATTTTGAATTTTTATGTAAACGCCATTTTTCTCCTCAAACTAATTTTTATTTTATAGATGTTTCTAAGATAGATTACTTAAACAGTAAAAGCTACATAGATGAAAGTTATCTTTACTCACTCAAACTCCCAGAATATAATGGCAAAATATGGGATTATATTGATGGGTGGAGTAATGAAAATCTATTAAAATATTGTGTTATTAGAAATAGATTAAAAAAATACCACCTGATAGATAATACAGAATATAAAAAGTTATATGACACTGTTATCCAATACGATATTTGGGACCCATCATGTAAAAATATAATAATTAAAGGCATATGCCATTACCATTTTTATAACCATCCAGTAATAAAAATATGAAATACAATTATAAAAAATTAAAAGAAGTACCTCTAATTCAACCTGATATATTCTATGACCATAGAGGAGAATATGTTGAAACATGGAATTGCGAATATTATAAAATATTTGGAAACATTGAATGGAAACAAGATAGTTTCAGCTCATCAGTAAAAAATACATTACGAGGATTACATGGTGATTCAACAACATGGAAACTTATTCAATGTTTAAAAGGCTCAATAGTATTAGCTGTTGTAGATATGAGACCAAATAGTGATACTTATTTAACACATGATATTTTTTATCTTAATGAAAAAAATAGACATCAAGTATTAGTGCCTCCAATGTTTGCTAATGGTCATTACGCTATAGAAGATTGTATATTTAGTTATAAACAATCAACCTTATATACTGGGGCTCAAAATCAATTTACAGTTAGATGGGATGATCCTAAATTAAATATATTTTGGCCTTCCAAAGAACCTATATTATCATCAAGAGATAAAAATGCTAAACTAATATGAAAATTTTAATTACTGGAGCCGCGGGCTATTTAGGATCAGTTTTAATTGATCATTTGTTTAATAAACATAATGATATGTTTGATAAAATAATAGCTGTAGATAATTTAATGTATAAACAAACATCTTTAAGTCATTATTGTCATCGTGATGAATTTGAATTTCATAAATTAGATGTTCGTGATTATGATAAAATGCTTCCACTAATACAAGAAGCAAATGTTATTATTCCTTTAGCTTGTATTGTAGGGATGCCTGCTTGTAAAAAATATCCTGAATTAACAGTAGCAACTAATCAAGAAGCAATACAATGGTTAACTAAAGTTACTCGTCCTGATCAAAAAATCATATTTCCAACTACAAATAGTGGTTATGGAATAGGTCAAGAAGGAATCTATTGTACTGAAGAAACACCATTAACTCCTATTTCATTATATGGTGTAACTAAAACTGAAGCAGAAAAAGCATTATTAAATAATGGTAATGCTGTTACATTTAGATTAGCTACTGTATTTGGAATGTCTCCAAGAATGAGACTTGATCTGTTAGTGAATGATTTCACTTATAAAGCATATAAAGACAAATATATTGTTTTATTTGAATCTCATTTTAAACGTAATTTTATTCATATTAGAGATGTAGCTAAAACATTTGTGTTTGCCATTCATAATTTTGATAAAATGAAAGACCAAACATATAATGTAGGACTAAGCTCAGCTAATATTAGTAAAAAAGAGTTATGTGAAACGATTAAAACATTTATCCCTGATTTTTATATTACTGAAAGTGATATAAATGAAGACCCAGATAAACGTAATTATATTGTAAGTAATAATAAATTGGAATCATTAGGTTGGTATCCAGAATATAGTTTAGAAGCAGGTATAGCAGAATTACTTAAAGCTTACCCAATAATAGAAAATTCAAATAATAACTTTACAAACTTATAAAATGAAAGAATCAGTACAAAACTTATTTGAAAGATGTTTTAGTTTTACTTTATCTCCAACTCCAAGAGATAGTGATTGGCATTTAATGACTTTATTTTCTTTAATATTGCAAAATAAAAGTAAAAATATACTTGAGTTAGGTGTTAGATTTGGTGACACTACAGAACCAATGATAGCAGCTGCTTCATTAACTGAAGGAAAAATAACATGCGTTGATATTCAACAAACATTATGGAAATGTCCTGAAGATTTAAAAGATATTTATACTTTTATTAAATCAGATGCTATTAAATTTCTAGAAGAAGCAATTAATAAAGAAGAATATTATGATTTTGTTTATATAGATGATTGGCATACAGGTCCTCATGTCAAAAAAGAACTTGAATTAATTGATAAACTAACAGATAATAAATCAATAATTGTTCTTCATGATCTTATGGGATCTAATTATCAGCCTAATTATTTTTATCCAATAAATGAAACTCAAGGTGAATGGGCATATGGTGGACCTTATGCTGCTGTTAAAGAATTAGATTTGAATAAATGGGAATGGATGACCATACCTGTAAATAATGGTTTAACATTATTAAGAAAAAAATAAATGGCTAAAATATTAATAACTGGAGCTACAGGATTTGTAGGTAGACATTTAGTTCCTACTTTAAAAAAATTAGATCATGATGTTATCACTACTGGTAGTAATAATCTTCTATATACTTTAAATTGGAATAAAGAAACTAAATTAGATTATATTATTCATTTAGCTGTGAAAACAGCAGCTGGAGGATATTGCCAAAAACATCCAGGTGAACAATTCCTTATTAATTCAGATATAAACAATACTATATTACATTTTTGGAAAAATTACCAATCACAAGCTAAAATGATTACTTTTGGTTCATCTTGTGGGTATAATGATGATGTAATTAAATTTGAAGAAAATTATTTAATAGGTGAACCAGAATCAGGATATGAAGTTTATGGTACTATAAAACGTAATTTACTAATTGGGTTAAAAGCATTAAATCAAGAATATGGGATGAATTATAGTTATTTAATACCATCTGTTTTTTATGGTCCTGAATATGATTTACATGATAAACATTTTATATTTGATTTAATTAGAAAAATAGTAAATGCTAAGAATGGAGGTGATAAAGTAGTATTATGGGGTGATGGTAACCAAACTAGAGAATTAATTTATATTCAAGATGCTGTTGATATAATAATTAAATCCTTAACTTGGAATAAACAAATTTTTAACCTATCTTCAGGCAAAGCAAATTCAATAAAAGAATATGCTCAAACAATATGTAATATAGTTGATTATGATTATAATTTAATTGAGTGGGATACCAACGCTTTTGTTGGCTCACGTAATAAAAATTTAATCAATCACCATTTATTAGATTATCAATTCACTTCATTAAAAGATGGTTTATACGAAACAATAAAATATTATGAAAATAGAAAAATAACATGGGGGATAAAATAAGTCAAAATAAAAGATTAAATTATAAAAATTATGAATTTAAATATGCTTAAAATAGGCATGGTTGTTGTTGGAAGAAATGACGGGTATAAAGATTTTGAACGTGGTTTAATTCATTTTAAATCAATGTTGGATACATTTGATGAAATAACTTATATTGATTGGAATTCTCCTAAAGGTTCATTTTTATGGGAAATACAAGATCAATTACCTAAAACAGGAAAAATAAAACATTTTGTAATACCACCTGAAGTTGTATCTCAAATTATAGTACATCCTCAAGCTCAACAATGTAATGAAGGATTAAGTAGAAATATAGGGATTAGAAGAAGTGAATGTGATTGGATAGTTTCAACTAATATTGATATCATCCCACCTAAACGTGAAGATTTATTAAAATTAATAGAAACATTAGATTCAAATACATTTTACACTATATCTAGACGTGAAGCACCTAAAGATATAGTTTACAAATACGGACATGAAAACTGGAAACAACTTCAAGAAGAATTATACAATACTATCCCAGAAAGACATTTTCCAGCTATGGTAACACCTAATGATAAATTTAGTTTAATTAATTGTTGTGGTGATTTTCAAATGGCTTCTAAACACGTATGGGATAAAATAAAAGGATTTGAAGAAGATATGATATTTGCTTGTTTTGTAGATACTAATGCTCAAAAGAAAGCTATATTAAACGGTTTTGGATTAAAAGATTTATATAATCCACCTTTATTCCATATTGAACATGGTGCTTATTATACTAAAGAAGATGGTACTAGAGTATCAGATCCTACTAATAAAGGATCATATACTGGTGATACAAAAGCATATAATGACGCTTGGGAATATGTTGAATGGTTTAAAAAATCAAACAATACTAATGATTGGGGACTAGGTAATATAGATATTGAATTTGAAATAATTTAAAATAAAAAATATGATTTACGGATTTTATAACAGAAATGATGTTAAACAAGAAATAATAAATCGCGCCATAACTTTATCTAGACTATCCGCAGCTAAAATATTTGCTGGAAGGAAAAACTTAGATTTAAAATCATTTTTAAAAATATATGGTATTAAAAAAATAAAATAATATTATGAGTATAAAAAACTTTGGACAAAAATTAAAAATGGAAGAATCTAACTCAACTAAAGTGAAAAAAGAAAAAGAAATATTTATAGAGAATATTACTTTATTAGAACAATGTATTAAACGTGTAGAAGTTTTAATAGGTGGGTTCGCTGTTGATTTATGTAATTATGAAGATCCATTTTGGATGGTAATTGAAAATATGTTTTTATTAAAATATGGTGAAAATATTTATGAATTAATATTCTGGTATTTATATGATAGAGTAGATGAAAATGGAAAAATATATCCTTTAATACTTGAAGAAGAAGGTAAAGAACCAAAAGAAATAAAAATAAAAACTCCAAATGATTTATGGAATTTTATAGAAAAAAATATTAAATAAAAAATAAAAATGGAAACAACACGATTCTGTAAATGCGGAGTTCAAATACCTCCAGCGAGATTAAAAATTTTACCTAATACTCATACATGCGTTAATTGTTCAGATGCTAAACCTAAAAAACCAGTTATAGTGCAACGTGGAAAAGGTGACCATACATATACTGAAACAGTTATTTTAGATCATGATGATTATGTTAAATATTCTGAAGAAGAAAATAAATTCAGAAAACGTACTATGCCTATAATACAAACCGATTTATCTGAGATCAATAATAGTATAAATAATACTAAAACAACTGTAGATAATAAAAATAATGCCTAAAGCTCGTCCTTTAAGTAAAAATGAGATAGTAGCAGCTATGGATAAAACTAAATCTGTTAGAGCTGCTGCTAGATATTTAAACTGTTCATATCAACATCTAAAAAAATGGATGGTGTTTTATGATGGTAAAGAAGGAGGTACTTTATTTGATCAACATAAAAATCAAAGTGGTAAAGGTATACCTAAATTTTTAAGTCATACTCCATTTGGTAGAAAAGTACCAGCTATATTGGATATAATTGAAGGTAGAGCAGATCCATCTAATTTTAACCCTCAAAAGATTAAATATAGACTTATTGAAGGTGGTTATTTAAAGGAAGAATGTTATAAATGTGGTTTTCATGAACGTCGTTTATTAGATTATAAAATGCCTCTTATATTGCATTTTAAAAATGGTAATAAACAACATTATACTTTAAACAATCTTGAAATGTTATGTTATAATTGTTATTATCTTTATGTAGCTGATTTATACACTGATAGACAAATAGAAATAACAGAAGATCATGTTCCTGCTAAAGAAAAACAAGTAGATTGGGAAATAGATGAATATACTAAACAACGATTTAGAGAATTAGGTTTATATGAAAATAAACCCCCAGACGATGGTTCTGAATTTATATCGAGGGTTTAATATTTATAATAAACCATATTATGAAAAAACATAAAAAACATGATGAGATTGTTCGTAATTATGAAAAACAAAAATCTAAACATCTTGAAAAACTAGCAACTAAAATGCTAGATAATGAAGAAAAATTTAATAAATTAAAAGAAAAAGAAACAAGTTTAAAATTTTTAAATCTATTCTAAATGGTCCCAGAAATAATAGTAAACAATGATGATGAACTTCAAGATATGATAGATAATAAAGATTTTAAAATAGCTGAATCTATTATATCTTCTATTCTTAATAATATTAATACTAAAAAACAACATATTCATGTATTATCATTTAATATATTAGAAGAAGATAAAACATTAGATATAACATTAGAAAAAAAGTTTTTTATAGAAACATTAGAAGAAAATCTTAAATATTTTGTTGAAAAAGAAAGATATGAAGATTGTCAAAAGATAGTTGAAACAATTAATATATTAAAAAATAAAGAAAAAAATGGCAAGTCCCGCAAACAACAACCCAAATAAAATAAGCTTTGGAGAACGAAAAAAAGGTAAAGCAAAAAAGTCTTATAACAAACATGATAGAAAAGAACGCAATTATAGAAGACAGGGACGTTAATGTACCAATGACTGCTTTAGAGTTTTTTTTATCTATGCCTGATAATTTAATATTAGATGTAATTAAATATGATCCTGAAGGTACAAAAATGATGTGTTTAGCTTTAAGTTTAGAATTAAATGGTATTATTTCTAAAAAAGAAAACTCTGAAATATTTTTGGAAAACTAAAAAATGTTTTTTACCTTTAGTTGTAATTTAAGGTTATGAAATATAGATATGAACATTATTTACCTCCAACATTTCATATTAGTAATATAACTGGAAAGAAATTTATAGTTCCAAGTTGGATACCTGTTCATCTTGAAGCAACATTAGATGATATAGAATGGATTAAACCAGACTATGATGGGGTTAAAAAGACTATAAATGAAAATATAAAAGAAGAGAATTGGAGATTTGAATCCTCAAGTGAACCAGGAACATTTTATACTGTGGTAAAAAAAGGAGATGAAATAAAATGTAATTGTGCCGGGGTGAGAAGATCAAAAACAGGTGAATGTAAACATATGAAAGAAGTAAAAAATCTTTTAAAATCTAAATAATATATGAGAGGAAGACCACCAGTAGTTGAAGATAATATTCGTCCAAACAAATTTGAGGTGCATTATGAAAATAATGATTCAACTGAAGTATGGAAATATGATTTAAAAAAAAGTACTGGCCCTATTGAAATAATAATTGAGTATAAAAAAGATATAATTAAAGGTTGGGATTCAAAATTAAAAGAAGCTAAAATACAAAAAAGAATAGATAAACAAATGAAACAAATTCAATCTAAATCAAAGAAAAATGTCCGCAACAAGTAAACATTATGGTGATGTAGGTATATGGATTGAAAAGATTATTGAATCTTGTAAAACTATAGAACAAGCAAATAATTGTTATACATTAGTCCATTCATTTTATAAAAAATATCATCAACATAGTGTATATAAGCATTTGTATTTTTTAATAGAAAATAAATATAACGCTTTATTACATCAAAAGTATCATACACATACATCTTATAAATAAATATGAAAACAATAATATTAGGAGACATGGATACAAATGGAAATATAAATAAACGCAGTATAGTGATTGGTGACATTCACGGTAGAGATGTTTGGAAAAAAATAATTGAACACGAAAATCCAAATAGAGTAATCTTTATAGGAGACTATTTTGATTCATTCGATATTCCCGGAGTAGACCAAATTCATAATTTTAAAGAAATTATTGAATATAAACAAAATACAAAAACAGAAGTAATAATGTTAATTGGTAATCATGATTATCATTATTTCCCAGAAATTGGGGATTGTGGAACTAGTGGTTATCAAAGAGGTATTGCTCCAAATATTATTCAAGTAATAGATGAAAATAGACATCATCTTCAAATGGCTTACAATTTTGGGGATTTTGTATTTACTCATGCTGGTGTTAGTGAACAGTTCATGGATCAAACGTTTGGTAAAACAAATTGGAATGTAGAATCAATGGTGGTTGATTTAAACGAAATGTTTAAATATAAACCCTTAGCATTCATGTTTAATGGATTTAACGCGTATGGAGATGATCTATGGCAAACACCCATTTGGATTAGACCAAAGTCATTAATGGAAGTAAACCGTGATTATTTAAGAAAAGAAATAATCCAAGTTGTTGGACACACCTCAATGAAACAAATAGATATTGAAGGTAAAGCAACAGGTGATAGATATTATTTTATAGATTGTTTGGGTACCTCAGGAGAATATCTTATCATTACGGACGGAGAAGTAACTGTTAACTCATATAAAAATTATGGAAAATAAAGATTATATTTTACGTAGAGATCATTTATTAAAAATAATGCATAAGCAAAATATTTTAATAAGTAAAGAAATAGAAGATACAACAACTAAAGTATACTCTAAAAGAGGTAGAAAACCTGCTCCATCAAAACGAATTGAATCTAAAGTTAATACTAAAACATATTCTCCAAAAAGATTTAAAAATAAATTTGGCTAAATAAAATCGTTATTTTATCTTTATAAAAATAAAAGTTATGACACCTAGAGAAAGTATAACAAAAAAATTAAATACAGAATCTAAATTTGGATTTTTAGGTGATGAAATTCAATATATAATTAAAGATTGGGTATCAATGCATTCTCAACATCAAACTAAAGTTGAGATTCATTTTGACCCAACTAATGGTATATGGGCTGATGTTGAGTTAAATAAAGAATCAATATTTAGATATTTTTAATATAAAAATTAAAATATAATATACTATACTTTAAAGATTAATAATGGAACTAATCACAACATACATCTGTAAGAAATCAGACATAGGGGTACACGATAACATGTTTGGAGGCACAATGATGTCCTTAATAGACGATGCCTCTGCCTCCTATGCAATGCAAATCTGCGACACGCCAAGGGTGGTTACACTCAAGATAGACGAGTTGCTATTTAAAAAGCCTGTTAAAGTAAACAACCTAATCAAGATATACGGTGAGGTAACTGAATTTGGAAATACATCAGTTACTTTGTATATTGAGGTAAGAAAACATAATGTTTATACTGGTGCCCAAGATATCGTAACACAAACTCATATCAAGTTTGTTCGAATAGACGAAGACGGTAATCCGTTACCTATAGAAGAAACTATAAAAACCAGGTATAAAGAACGTGTTGAAAAGTACGGAAAAGGATTGTTGAGCTTAGAAGAAAAGAAAGCAAAATGAATAACGAATTGTTAAAGCTTAAAATAAAAAGAAATGAAGAATGGAGTCTTAAACACAATAAGGACGCATCATTTCAGGATAACGTAATTGTAGACGGGCATATCTTTCTTCATGTTATTAAAGAGGGTAAATACGTTGGTTTATATAAACATAGGAAAATATGAATAAAGAACAAGCACTGGCTAAGGTATTTTATGTTAAGTCCACAGGAATATTTTATAAAGATATAATGAAATATACAGGAAAATCAGCAATTGATAATATATTTTTTCACATTTATTTAAAAATAAATTACACTAATAAAGCCAAATGTATAAATTTATTAGAATATTTAATAGAAAAATACCCAGATGCTCCTGGTTCTTCACATAACCATCAAGCATATGCGGGTGGTTATTATAATCATATTAGTGATATTTTAGATTATGCTGAATTTCTATATGAATCTTTGTCTAAACGAAAAAAACTAGATTTTACTTTATCCGATGCTATGTTGGTTTTATTTTTACATGACATAGAAAAACCAGTCAAGTATTGTGATTCTACTATTGAAACAGATTCTCAAATTAGGGAAAGATTAATTAAAGAGTTTGATTTTACATTAAATGAAGAACATATTGAAGCTTTAAAATACATTCATGGTGAGGGTGAAGATTATAGAAAAGATAAAAGAATTATGTCTCCATTATGTGCTTTTTGTCATTGTTGCGATATAATAAGTGCAAGAATATTTTTTGAATAAACAATAATAAAGATACATACATAACGATTTATGAATAAATTAGATAAACAATACCAAGAGTTACTTCAAGACATCTTAGATAAAGGAGTTAAAAAAACTGATCGCACAGGAACTGGTACGATATCAGTTTTTGGAAGACAAATTCGTCACAAAATGAGTGATGGTTTTCCTTTACTTACAACAAAGAAAATGTACTTTAAAGGCATTGTAACTGAACTATTGTGGTTTTTAAAAGGTGATACAAATATTAGATACCTTGTGGATAATGGCTGTCATATTTGGGTAGGTGATTCCTTTTCTAATTATCTAAAATATCCATTACCTACTATTCAAAATGAAGATACTAATATACTATATAAAAATATGGGTAAAGGATGGTGCATACAGATAGGATTTGCTCTAATATCACCACATCCTGTTAGGCATTTAACACAAGAAGAATTCATTGAAAAAATCAAAACCGATTATGATTTTGCTAAGAAGTGGGGTGAATTAGGACCTGTTTATGGTGCTCAATGGAGAAAATGGAAATCTGGTCGTGGCGAAGGTCATATGGGTAATCCCGATTATGACATTTATGTTGATCAAATCCAAAATCTTATTAATGACCTTAAAACAAATCCAGATTCAAGAAGATTAATGGTTAATGCTTGGAATGTTGGAGAATTAGACCAAATGGTTCTTCCACCTTGTCATTACGGATTTCAAGTTTATACAAGAGAGTTGAGTTTCGAAGAACGATACGAAATTCCTATAAAATACATAACTGAAGATAAATTACATCTGTTATTTAAACGTGCAACTAATGAAAATCTAGATGAATTAGGTGTTCCTAAACGAGCAATCTCTTTAATGTGGAATCAACGTTCAGTAGATACATTCTTAGGTTTACCGTTCAACATAGCTTCATACGGTTTGTTACTTGAGATCATTGCTAAAATGGTTAACATGGTTCCTGATGAATTGATTGGAAACTTGGGTGATACTCATCTTTATTCGAATCACATTGAACAAGCGAAAGAACAAATTGGTAAA